CATCCATATAAGCATTTACATATGCCTTTAGTTCATCATTCATCTTCATTCTCTTGTTTTATTTGGTGAGAGTTGGGTAGTTATCTTTTACAAACACCAGCAGTGCTGATAATTAGTTAAAGCCCTTGTAGGGTACCCTCGAATCCCTTTTATTTAACCCTCTAATTCAGGTAAATCGATAGGTGGCCAGTCAGGTACTTTTGTTTTTAATTGTAAATTAAGGTCAGTTAATACTTCTTTAATTTCGTTTAATGAGTTACGACCTAAGTTAGGCGTTCTCAATAAATCTCGCTCAGATTTTTGAATTAAATCACCAACAAAGAAAATCTCCTCTGCCCTCAAACAATTAGCAGTTCTAGAGGATAGCTCTAAACCATAATACGTCTGTATTAGATAGCTCTCCGGAAAATCTTTAACTGTTTTTATAACGATTGGTTCAGCTCCGTCTGTTAAAGATTCACCTTCTTTGTTTAAGTTACTATATGGGATAGTCAATTCAAATTCTTGAGCATCTCTAGTAAAGTAGTGAGTTAATTTGCAGTAACTGTTTTTATAGTTCGCAACACCACTTATTGTGGATACTACAATGAAATCATCATCCATCTCAATAGTTAACGTACCGTTACGTTCAGCATGTGCATGCATATTGATAAAATTTAATAAATCAGTCATGACATTAATCCAGGACACTCAGTAGGGTCATCTGCAGTACACTCACGCATAGTAGGACTGTCACCAGTACCATAAGCATCTTTAGTTCGTTCACAGTGCTCACAGTTTTTACAGTATTCACCTTCTTCGTCTACAATTTCCCAGTCACGATAATCATCCTTTTCTTTAGCTTTAATAGCTAATGCATAGTCATCGAAGTCAGGTTCCATATCACGCATAAGTGCATCGTGTTCTTGCTCTTCAAAAAGCATTCGTTTAACTTGTCCCATGAGGGTCTCCTTATTATAATTCTGCTGTGAAGTTACAGTAGTCGTCTGGGTTAGCCATAAAATATTTAAGTATTCGCATACCTATATCTAATCTAGCAAACCATTCATACATTTCTGTTTGTTTTTCTTCACTTAATTTCTGCCAATCAGGGTTATCTTTTATATCCCCTCGATAGGCTAGATCAAATAAATAAATCAAGTCGCCTAAAGCGTCTTTACATTTATCGATTCCTGTGAGAACTGTATCTACATCGTCTACACAATAGTTTATGAAATCTTGTTCTTCTCTAGCTCCGAAGAATTCAGCATCTGTAGAGTTTTGGCAACCGAACCAGAACTTACCTTCAATATCTCCTTGATAATATCTACCCATCAATCACCTTGCCTTCTAATAATAGATGAGTAGCGTATTCTTTAAGTTCAGGTAAGCATCCACACATAGGTGCGTAGTTAGTTACGTTATCTTTAAAGGCTGTGTTTATAAATACTGATAAAGGTAGTTTGTACATGTGACACTTGTTATCACTATTATATTTACAACTTAATTCACAATGCTCTGTGTTAAAGTAATTTTTAACCCCTTCCATACTGGTAATCTCCACGGTTTCTTTTTAGGGGTTTGTCCACAAACTTGTCATCACGTCTACTATACGTATCAACCTGCTCTTTCCAGCCGTCTAAATCGTCTAGTAAGGTATCGAGAGTATCTGTGATATTGGCAAAGCCTGCTTTGTCCTCGTTACTACAGTAGGTCATGAATTGATTAGTTTTGTTGCTCATGGTTTAATCCTCCAAAGATTATGTCAGCAATACGAGTATCGTAAGCTGATAGGTGATTCCACCACGTTAGCGGTGCATTAGTTATGTTGCCTAATTTATTATTAGTCACATCATCAATGTTTCCGTTAGGGCTCATAGCATAGATATTACCTGAAATATCAACATATTGATTAACGCTCTTTAATAGATGCATTTACATTCTCCTGTTTATTTAGTTTAGCAAAGCTAATTATTTGTCTTAACATTAGAGCTAAAAAAATGAATAGCGCTACTTGTATAAAGGTGATGGTCATTAGGACTCCTCTTGTTGTTTAGATTCTTGTTCACACCCATCAATAAAACCTTGGTCGTATGCAGACTGTATAATATCTGAGCGAATATGTAGACTTATTTCTCTATTCCTTTTCCGAGTGTAGAGAACTCCTTGAATATATCCTACGAAGCCTACAATAGCTGAAATGATAATAACGTCAGTGTCACTCATAATATTCCTTAAATTTTAGGTGTTATAGTCGGTAATATCTACATTACCTTCTAGTAGTATAAATGTATTATTGACAGCGTTGTCTAAAAAGATTTCTGTGAAATCGCTTTCATAAAAATAAAAACCCTTTTCACAATAGATAGTCAATCTGCCAGGATGCCCAGCAGAGGTATGACTTACGGTGTGTCTGGATAAGTCATTCGGTATATTCTTTAAATTTACTAGAATTGACATACCCGCTTTAATTTTATCAAAGCTAATAGGTATTAACTCCATCACCTAACGAAGGTTAGTGTTTTCAGTGCTCTGGTACACGCAACATAATATAAATTATCTTCTTGTTGCTTTTCCCATTCAATATTTGTTTTAGTTTTAAAATATGCACAGGTATCAGGGTCTAAGAAGAATACATGTTCTGCTTCAAGTCCTTTAGCAGCATGAATAGTTATAAGCTTGCGCTCACTCCCACTGACTGTATGAAGACGCATATTAGAGATAAATGCTTTAATTCCTTTGATACTTGTACAATTCTTTGCAATTGTAATAAGACCTTTGTATCTATCAACTAGATTTGCCGTATTCCACCCCATTTGCATGTATCTATTTAACTCATCGTTATACTTTTGTTCAAGTAAGTCCCTTACTTCTTCAATAGTACTACTCGCAGCTAACACTGGATTTATTCGTGCTGTTAATGCATTCACGAAGAGAGCACTAATTGCAAAGTGTTCATTCTTACTAATTAGTTTATGTGCTAATCTAATAAGACTGGCGTTTGTTCTGCTTGTTACAAAGCAGCTATCTGGATATATTACTGCAGATTTAGGTATCGTGTGTACGCTTCCTCCTGACTTATTACTTGTAATCTGAGGCACAATATCCTTTACTTCATTAAGTATCTCTATAGGACACCTGAAGCTCTCAGGCATAGGATATTCCGTAGGAGAGTATTGTTTTTTAACCATTTCTACAGCGAATGGATCACTCCCTCTAAAACCATAGATAGCTTGGTTTAAATCTCCTACAAATATAATTCTATTCGTAGGAATACAGCTTAAAAATTTAATCTGTTGTGGGTTTAGGTCTTGGCATTCGTCAACTAAGACAATGTCATAGTGCTCACTTCGCCATCCATTTTGAATAGGGTATTCTAGCATTTCATCACCACTAACTAAGTTTTGTAGGGCCATGCCTTGCTTTAATATGTGTTTAGCATCTTCAATATGTGCAGTTGAGATAGTAAAACGTCTACATGTCTCTTCCCATGAAGCAGTAGTAGCGTCTCCTGCAAGTATCATATGTTTCTGTGCCAGATGTGTAGCCTCCCCCTTACCGAATAAGGTAGAGTATTTAGTAAAATCTACCTTAATTTTAGGTATGTTTTGGTAAACCATATGTAGCCCAAAGGCATTAAATGTTTTGCAACTCCATCCTAGTGGTAATTTAGGAATTACGTCTTTAACAATAGCTTTGTTGAATGCTAAATATAATCCGTTGTTGTACTTCTTAGCTATCTCCATAAGTACAGAGGTTTTACCACTACCTGCTACTGCATTAACTAATACGCATTCTTCAGTACTATCAATAATAGTTTGCTGTTCAGTAGTAAAAGATAGGTGTGATGGGTTTGTGAGGGTTGTAAACCACGGTGATGAATTAGTCATTATATAACAGTCCTTCTGTCTTGTATAAGTCTACTTGGCGTCTTGCGATACACAGCTTAGGTGTGTGTAGATGCTCTGCATGTTGTGCATACTTCTTAAATTCCAGCCCATCTAGCCAACAAGTTTTGTTGACCATATTCACGCATCCCTTGTGGGAACACGTTCCTATTTGGAAGTTCAGGTAATGTTTAGAGTTCATCTCGCCTTTTGTAGGTTAGTTGGTATAGTTAGTCTTGCGCTTTGATACTTTGAGTGGTTACTTAAAGTCTACAGATTGGAAGACAATTTCAGCTTGTTCAGCTGTTATTGGTATATCTAATTGTTCGCAGATTTGTCGCCATATTCCCTCTACAAAATCATCTCGATATAAGTTTAAAAAGTGTTTCATTTTATCATCTCTTATAGTTATTTTTCAAAGCAGTGGACGGAGTCCACATAAGACATAATAAAAAAATAAACCCCCACGCCATAAGGCGTAGGGATTATATTAACTTAACATGTATTCACTTTTAGCTATCTCTGCAGACAGCGTATTAGTTAGCTTATTTACTTCTATGTACTCACCTCTAATCTCACTGAGAATGTCGCTTAATAGATTACTATCAGCTATTTCAACCATAATTAGTCTATACAGCTGTGAAACATCTTGCATGTATTCTGGTGAGAATACAAAACAATCATGGATATGAACTAAATCAAAGGTACTTCTACGTACCATCTCTCTAGCTATATACCCATCAACAGAGTGAATGATGTTAGCTACAAGACTCTTAAAGTTTGTAGATGGTTGTTGCTTAGCATATCTGTATGTAAACGTTCTATGCTCTAGTTCATCTACTTCGATTCTAGTATCTGCCATCTCTACTACAGGTACTCTAGCTACATGTCCATCAGGCAGTGTCCAGGTATGCACATCAGTATCATAATTCCAGAATGAATTGACAGTCTCCATCAGTGCTTCAGCTCCCTCAAATGCATTATCTAAGACTTTATAAAACACATCTAACTGTGCTTCATTAAAAGCTTCTGCAGGTACAACCTTAGAGTTATAGTAATGCGTCATGATAGGTTGCTTAACCAGCTTTCTATCAACATAGTCAACTAATGATAATTTAGTATTCATCTCATCAGATATCATAGTATACAAGTCTTCACGCTTACCTGTATTAATCATATTACATGCTCTAGCAGTCTTGATACACCCAGTAAGTGCAGACATAATTTGTAATCCACTGGCTGTAGCATCTAAAGACATTACATACCCAGTAGACTCTCCATTAATAGTATCTTGATAAGCATTAATAGCTTTCCTACCTAGGATAGGTTCGTCCCAGTCTGCAGTCTCAAATTGGTCATTCTGTTTATCAAACCAATCAATTCTATCACTCCATGTCATTTTGTCATGACCTGCATGATTAGCTATAGCTATCTTAAGATTATCAACGTTAGTTACATGAACTTGGTTGCTTAATGAAAGTAAAGCTTTGCCATACTCATTAGATTGAATATTTAGGTCATAACCAGATGAATAGCTTCTACCACGCTTATCATATCTCCATACAAAGTAGAAATCAGAACCAATATACTCACTAGCAATAGTAAGAAATTGCTCTTGATTCATATTTGTATTTGTGTCCTTTTCGTTGATTAGTACATCAGCGTCAATAGTCCAAGGAACTGATTGCAAGGCGTTTAAAGCGTCTAAAGCTTGGTATCCTTCATGATGGTTACCGTTGCCTAGAAGTACGCTCTTATGTTCAAATAGCCACCCTCCAGTGGTGTTATTTATCCAGTCTTGTGGTTGTTCCTTACAAGGTGGTAGGAATTGTAAAGTATTTAGCTTATTACGAGTACTATCTTCAATAATTAGCTTAGGTTTAATCTCTGTACCATCTGAATACATTAGTATATCAAATAGGTTAGTATCTGCAGTAACAGCAAGCAATTCAGCTCCCGTTTTAACCGCGTCAACAGGATTATCCATACCTACAGCAAACCCAATAGCAGTTGCAGGGTCTTGTATAGGACGTTGTCTATCAGTTAGTAGAATATTACAGAATATAGCTCTTATTATCTTTTCAGTAGTAGCAAGTTTAGTAATACGTACCCTCTTAGAGTTATAGTACTCCCCCGTACGGTATTTAGTTATAGCAGTATTAATATCCATATACATTTGTAATGGTAACGCGCTGTTTAGGTCATCCATGATGATGCTGTTAGTGTTAGTCTTACTATAAAACTTTTCTGTTTGTAATTGATTCATTTCCATTTTACTATCCTCATATTTAATAAAAAAACACACAATCATATCTCAACTAGTATTGATATGAAAGTGCATTAGTGGTGTTAGCTAATGCTAACTCGTTGTGTGTTGGTGTCCCATCAATATATGACTGATTGTCTAGTATCAGTTGCTTCGATAAAGGGACTAACTGTGTTTAGCTATAGGTACAAACTAAGTGATGATTATTGATTGCCAGGTGTAGTAGTACCACCATAAGTCTAAGTGGATTGCGTAGTCAATCATAGATATCTCCTTTTAGTACTATCCTCTTGTGAGCAATAGAAAAATAAAACTCTAACAGCTAATGCCATTAGAGTTTATATAGATTTACAGTACAGATACTATTTGTGTAGCGTCATCAGTAGTGATGTGCTTGCTTACTTGTTCAGGTGTAAGCGTAGATAGTTCTTCTCTAAGATGCTTGATAGCTTCAGTACGTTCAACTTCAGAAGAAGCTTCAGTAAGAGAGTTAGTATAGTAGTTAATGAAACCAGCAGAGACATATTTGTCTTTGTGTTCACCAGCTGTAGGCATTACTTTAACGTTAAAGTTAGTAAAGGTCTTGTTGCCTTTCTTATACGCCTTAGTAGTTGTAAACAGTACATCGTTAGTAAGCCGGTTAGTAACAATTTTGAATACAGTGTCTGCATTTAATGCACCAGCCATAGCTTTACTTGATGGCGTGAATACACAGTTGTCATCAGCAGAATAGTAGAGGTTATAGTATTCTTGGTCTGTGTTGTTAGTGTTGCTCTTGCGAGGTGATTGTGTGTTGATTAGCTTTGTAGCCATATTGAACTCCGTTTATTATTTTTACTATCCAAGATTAAATAAGATACAGCGGATAGTATTACTATATCTTATGGGGTTAAAGCAATACTTTCTAGGTACTATCTTCGGTAAAAAAACTATATAACTACACAGCTTTAGAGGCTACTACTAGGTATATAGAATTAGATATTGTTTACATCTTATCCATGATGATTTAGGCACGCCTAAGTGCTAAATGAGGTTTACTTCTTTTTAATTTGTTTTAGATTTCTTAGGTTGGGTATCGTGGTACGTGATTACACCATTTGAATCGACTGATGCGTTATGCTCTTTTAAGAAGTCTATTAGTTCTTGTTTGGACTCTACTCGGTTCATTACAAGTGACTGTTTTAGAGACTCGTTGACGATAGCGAATGTTGTGGGTACTGCAGTCCTTAGACCAGGTTGTCCTACGATGTCATCTATAAGACCTAGTAGGTTTACGATTGAATTACTTAAATGTTTCCATATTTTCATGTTATTGCTCCAGATAGTAAAGGGATATAGCCTATTAATATAATAAGCCAATCCGTCCGTAGGACGGTTGTATGTAGTTAGACGTGCTATCAGATAGTGTGCTAGGTGTGTGCTATCGTACTGTGTTGTGTGTTAAGTGTTGTGTGTAAAAAAAGGGTAGCTCCCGTTAGGGAGCTTAGACTGTTAGAACGCAGTCTCTTCTTTCGAAGCTTTCTTACCACCCAGTAGCTGAGCGTTGAGACCTGTAGCAGTTGCCTTAGGTTTCCACTGTTGAACCTCTACCTTGCTTGCGCCTTGTAACATTTCGATGAAGATATCGAATGGAAAGTCAGCACGCTCCGTAGAGAAGTGAACACTCTTGATAACCTCTGGGTTACCAGTAGCTGAGTCAGTAATGATGATGTCGTAGTTGTTATATGTAGCCATGATATTTATCCTATTAAGTAAGAAGTACAAGCATAATTGCTTGCAATACGTCCGTAGGACGAAAAAAGATAGTTAATTTAGAATACAGGGGGGGGTACCTTTGAAAATCTATTGCCCCACAGTAAGTTACTAAGCTGGAACTATTATATGAATTTTCTCTACTGCTACATTATGGTTTGCTAATACAGTGTAGCTTGTGTAGCTTATGTACCCTTTTCGGGTTTTATTTTCAAATGAAGTTTAGTTAGAGTAATCCTCCCCCCTGTTAGGGGGAGGGGGGCTTGTAACCCCGTAGGGGTGGAAAGCAACCCTCCTTCTTTTATATACTATATATGATATCTTTTTAGTTCAAAAGAGGTGGGGGTCCTAACGTTCCCCCAAACCCCCTTATAGATATAAGATAGGGCGTTGTTGTCACTGTGCGGGTTTCAGATACCCTAAGTTACCGGCTGGAGGTAAGATGTGTTACCGTCTGGAGGTAACTTTCCTGCCTACTTTTTAAGCAGTTGCCCCATATCTTACATTATTTAATATTATTAGTTCCTTTATTAGGTAATACGGTATATAATTCTCTCATGAGCAAACCACACTATTTAATGATGCAAGTAGAACACGGAGTATTCGATGTATTGGTACAACTTAATCCTAATGAGATACGCATACTGAAACACTTAGTTGAGAATGTGCACTATGGGAATATTTGTTATGACAGACAGGTAGATATTGTGGAGACAACTGGAATTGGTCCTTCGCACATGTCACAATATATATCTCGCTTACGGCAGTTAAATGTAATTCGTAAATATCGGAGAAGTTTGTTTATGATTAATCCTGAATACTTCTTTGCTGGGTCTTTAGATGAAAAACCTAAATTGCGTGCTGTGTATTCTAAGTTAGATAAGGTGGAGGTGGACGATGCAGAAGATAACTAGTTCTTTGTCTGAGATGTCTCTGTCTGACTTTCGTAGTTACCCTAGTGTGCAGAAGGTGGCAATTAATCATGGGTATATCTATATATTAAAAGACTCCAGCTATCCTGGGTACATCAAGGTGGGGATGACACGAGACTTGAAGCGTAGGTATAAAGAATATAATCAACACAAACCTTATAATACTGCTGAGTTCGTAGCTGTCAGTGATCCGTTTGAGGATGCTGTCAAGGTAGAGAAGAAGATATTAGAGGTTTTAGTTAAAGAGATTCAACCTATCGGTGCTAAGCTTGAGTGGTTTGAAGATTTACATGAGGAACGTATGAGAGAAATTATTATAGAGGCAGAGAGTCATTTTCTTGCTTATAACCCTGCGGGAGATATATATGCCACTAACTAGTAAGAGCAGCGCTATTGCACAGGTTGATATAGATAGTAAGCTTTCTATATCACAGTTACAAGGGGGCTTGCCTCCACGTATGCGTAAATATGTGACACAAGAGATGGTTAATGTTGTTAATGATGTCGAGGATGGGGACTTCAGAGAACACTACCGTAATAATGTGATGAGCTTTACTACTGTGTTAAAGGCAGGTAAGTTTAAAACTCTGGACTATGTAAATGCTGTGAAGTTTGTTAGTTACAAGCTACTCGGAGACGGGAACACTCTTGCTTACAGCAAGACGTTCCCTGAGAGATATAAACGTTTAGTGGATAATGGGATTACTGGGAAGAACATTGCCTCGTATTCTACGGCGTACAATCGTGGTGATTTAGTTAATAAGATTATGGAGCAATCGTTAGTTCCTATTCATATTTTAAATATGGATATTCATCAGGAAGCTATCAATATACAAGCTGAGCTTATGCGGGATGCCAAATCAGAAACTGTTAGACAGAAGGCGGCTGAGTGCTTGATTATGCAACTTAAAGCCCCTGAGTCAGCTAAGATTGAGATTGATGTTAATTACTCTAATGATTCTATTGATGAGCTGCGTGCAACTACACGAGCTTTAGCACAACAACAAATGAAGCTTATCGAGAGTGGAGCTGTTACGGCACAAACTGTGGCACATTCTGATATTATTGCTCGGAAGAAACCTGAAATTGAAACGGAGTATGAAGAGCTATGATGGATATTATGTTAGGTGTGCTGGGTATGGGCGCTATGGGTGCTATGTTTTATATTGTAAGTAAATGGCTTAATGAAAAATGGTAGAACTAATAATGTTAGGATTACTTTTGGGATTGGGGTTAGGCCTGATAATCGTTATAGATAATTTATGGAGGAGATAGATGATTCATTGTATGGCAGATTGTTTAGGTAAATTGAGAGCTATTAAACTAATGGCACAGGCGGGGATTAATGAATCAACTGACCAACGGGAAAGAAATAGGTTTGAGCAGATCTCTATGGAGGTAAGCTACTTATTAGTAGAAGCTGAGTCAGACGCTAATTCTGGGGATAGCTTTCTACGTAACCGTTCTGAAGAGGAGTAGATGTCTGAGCTAATTAAAAAGGATGTAGATGAGTGGCTTAATGATATAAGTTATGAAGAGGACCCTACATATACGCCTAGTGAGTTTTCACTAGAGTTTATTAGCTTTATTAAGCTAGTTAACGGTGAGGATGGTGAGGAGCACAAGTCTCCTGTGATTCATTACAGAATGTTAGACAATGTTGGTGGTATGAAGGAGAATATCGCTAATATGTGTTCTCGTGGTTTAGCTAAGACTACAGTACTGGGTGAGTATTTATTCTTGTACATAGCTACGTATGGCAACATACCTGGGTTTGGTAAGGTAAATCTAGCTATATATGTGTCTGATAGCATGGAGAACGGTGTTAAGAACATGCGTAAGAACGTTGAGTACCGCTACCATAACAGTGACTTCTTGCAAAAATACATACCTAAGATTAGATTTACTGATGCTAGAATGGAATTTGAGAATGCACAAGGTAAACAGTTTGTTGTTAAGATGTATGGTGCTAAAACTGGTGTTCGTGGTGCGAAAGAGATGGGACAACGTCCTACATTAGCTGTGTTAGATGACTTAATCAGTGATGATGACGCTAGATCGCCTACGGTTATTGCCAGTATTGAGGATACTGTGTACAAAGCTGTAGATTACGCACTACATCCTACTAAAAAGAAGACTATTTGGTCTGGAACTCCCTTTAATGCTAAAGACCCTTTGTATAAAGCAGTAGAATCAGGCGCATGGCACGTCAACGTGTACCCAGTGTGTGAAAAGTTTCCTTGTGCAGAGGATGAGTTTAAAGGTGCTTGGGGTGATAGATTCGATTACAGGTATGTTACGGCCCAATATGAGAAGGCTAAGAAGACTGGTAAGCTAGATGGCTTCAACCAGGAGCTTATGCTACGTATTATGTCTGAAGAGGAACGTCTAATTAAGGACAGTGACATGATATGGTACAAACATGCTAATGTTAAGACGAACCTGGGGGCGTTTAACTTCTATATTACTACTGACTTCGCTACATCTGAGAAGGAAAGTGCTGACTTTAGTACGATTAACGTGTGGGCGTACAACAATAACGGGGATTGGTTGTGGGTAGATGGGTTTTGTAAGAAGGCCTTGATGAATGAATCTATAGATGAGCTGTTTAGATTAGCTCAGAAGTATCATCCTCAAGAGGTGGGGGTGGAAGTTACTGGTCAGCAGGGGGGTTTCATTGCTTGGATACAGAATGAGATGATGAATCGTAATAACTACTTTACTTTAGCTTCAGGCCGTGGGAAGACCTCTCCAGGAATACGTCCTAATAAGGACAAGATGAGCCGATTCCAGCAAACTGCGGTACCACTATTCAAAAGCGGTAAGATATGGTTTCCTGAGGAGCTGAGGGACTCTGCTGAGCTATCTGAGATGATAGATGAGCTGTCATTAGCAACTATCAAGGGATTTAAGTCTAAGCATGATGACCAGATAGACAATATCTCTATGTTAAGTGAGTTTAATGCGTGGAAGCCTAGTGAAGTCTCAACAGATGAGCATAGTAAAGATGGTAGTATGTTATGGGATGATGAGGAGCCTGATAACGGAGGAGACAGTTCTTATTTTGTATAAAGTAACTACTCAACTACACAACGTGGTATGATAAATACCATAAGTATTTATTTAGGGGAAACCTTTTGAAAGTTTACGAGTATATGGACTTCTTAGTTAATGGTGAGATTAGCCAGTTAGCTACATCAGATGTTGGCGACTTAACTCCTGGAGCAGCCGCTCCTACTACAGTGCAGGCTAAAAATAGAGACAAGCTTCGCTCGTTTATTAACTTAGCTAACATCGAGTTGCATAAGAAGTTCAACATACTACAAAAAGATATGGAATTAGACTTCGCACTTAACGGTGAAGAGTTTAATCTGCCAGATGACTTCTTGCATGCTACTAGTTGTAGCTTCACAGATGGCGAAGAGATTGCTATTAACAATGATAAAAAGCGTCTAGTAAATGAAGTGGATGTAAACGTATCTGTAATATTCAAAGACCCATCTAAGCTAGTTATTAAAGGTACAGATGAGGACGGTAGGAAAGATATGCTCGTTACGTATACTGCTTCACCTAAATTAGCTAAGAGTATCACAGTAAACTTACAACTACCTCAGATATACACAGAGGCGTTGCTTAACTATGTAGCTTACAAGGCGCATGCTACGATTAGTGGTGACATGAAGGCTGAGAACAACACATATTACTTACGTTATAACGAAAGCTGTAAACAGATCAACTTATTAGGACTACGTAACCCGGATAACTTAGATGCTAATACTAAATTAGAAGATAATGGCTTTATCTAAGAAACTAGTGTTATAATAAAGACAAATTTATTGCATGCCAAATGCTGAGAACAACCTCCAGGAGGAGTTAAATAATGGCTTATTACGATACAATCAACCTTGTTGCGGGTGATGACAAACCAGAGCTTAACTTTACGTTAAGAGACTCAAACACCGCTGCGACAGGTGCAACCCTTGATGAAGATGATGCCACTACGTGGGCACCTATCGACCTTACAGGGCAAACCGTAAGAGTACATTTTCGCCTCCTAGGAAGTTCTGCAGTTTTGGATACTATTACTTGTGGGTTAACTGCACCGTACACTTCAGGTAAGTGTTTCATGCAGTGGAATCCCACAACTTTAGATGTTGATGCTGGTACTTACGAAGGCGAGATTGAGGCAGAAGACTCAACTGGGCGTAAGCAAACCATCTTTGATAAACTAAAGTTTAAGGTAAGAGCAGACTTCTAGTACAGTGGCTATACGCGCCTCAATATCCTACGCATCACTGCAAGCTAGTGTATCGTCAGCTAAACCAGCTGCGAGTATTACATATGAGTTAGCTAACGCTACAGGTATATGGACTGACCCAGACTCTAAGAATAGAGTGCTTAAGGATGAGTTTCCTTTATCAGACGTACGCTTCAACCTTGTAGAAAAGAATTTAACAGATAGTGTACCTCTAGTAGATGTTAGCGCCTATGACTTCGCTGCATTAAAAGCAGATAGCTTTACCTTTGCTGATACCTTCGCAAGGGTTGTAGCATACCACCGTAGCTTCACTGACGCCTTCACTCTAGACGACCTAAGCCAAATTGATAAAGACTTCTATGGTAACAAGGGCAACATCTTTGCTTTCACAGACATCATAGGGCTAACTTACAATAAAGTCTTCACAGACAGCTATACGGTAGGTGATGTAGTTTCAGTGGTTAACACCTTCAAACGTGAATTTACTGATAGCGTAGTTCCAGGGGATACCTCGTATTTAGACATCTCTAAAATATCAGATGATGACTTCGTGTTCGCTGATTCACAGGCTAAAGCATCTAGCAAAGCTACTACAGATATCTTTAGCTTTAGTGACATCCCCTCTGTAGGAACATACTTACCGAAATCAGATGACTTTAGCTTATCTGAGATGTACTTAACCGCAATTACTAAGCACGTTACAGATGCTTTTGTTCTAGACGATGCTACACAGGTAAACAAGGATTACTCAGGTAACAAAGGAAACCTCGTAGCGTTTACAGATGTATTAAGCAGAGTACTGCAGTACAAGCGTGCCTTTTCAGAAACACTAACCTTTACTGATGTACCGGCGTTAGGCCTGCAAAAGAAAGTTAGTGACATGTTTAGTGTCTACGATGAGAAGTCAAACCCTCTAAATGCTAGCACATTAAATGCACAATCGTTTAACGCACAAGAGAACCCTGTACTAATTACCACAGGGATAGGTAGTAGTGACGGTGTAGGCTTTACCGAAGTAGCAGCAGTTACCCAAAGTAAGGCACTAACCGACTCCACTGTAGTCGATGACACAAATGCGATATTAGTAAGCAAGCCTAAGACCGATTCCTTCGGTGTGTCGGATGACAGCTATGTTAGTAGCGGGGTTAACCCTTCGGACAGCATTTCGTTCGGGGACTCGTACGAAAGGGTACTAAGTAAAGTATTAAGTGACGCCTTTGTTTTAGATGACGCAGCGCTAATAAACAAGAACTATCTTGGTAACAAGGGCAACCTAATTGGGTTATCAGAGTTGGTATCGTTAGTTACTACATACAAGAGAACTATAAGCGACTCCGTTGCTTTTAACGAAACCCTTGATACAGTATTCAACAAAAACGAAACAGAAAACATCACACTAAATGAGTTAACAGGAGTTACCTCTAGTAAAACACTAGGTGAAAACTTCACATTTAATGATGGTTATGGTTTACAATTAGCGAAACACGTTACTGACGCCTTCACACTAGATGATGCTGCGTTAGTGGACAAAAACTATATTGGAAACAAAGGTAACATAATGAGTTTAAGCGACCTAGTTGAGGTTAATCTCATACGTAGTAATCAACTAGGAACGAGAAACTTAAACACAATGCCATTTAACTAGGAGAAAGACAAATGATTAACGATAACTTTGCACTAACAGGTGCTTTAACAATCGCAGTAAATAACGAAGTAGTACAGAAGACTGAGAACTTAGTAGTCTTAGTAGGTAAGAAGTGGGTTGCTAACCGTCTTAAGGACACAGGCACATCACCTACACACACGATTAAGTCAGAAATGTCACACATGGCTATCGGTAAAGATACAACACCTAACTCAGGCGCTACAATTGTAAACGCAGCTAACACAACCCTTGTGGACGAAGTAGACAGAAACACACTTACTGTTGATGGTGGTACTGTTACTGATAACACTATTGAGTATGCTTGTACTTGGGCAGCAGGCGATGGCACAGCAGCTATTACTGAAGCAGGTATCTTTAATGCTTCTACAGCTGGCGACATGTTTGCACGTACTAAGTTTGCAGTAGTGAATAAAGGCGCAGCTGACTCTATGACTATTACTTGGACTATCACAGTATCTTAATAGCTATCTAATACAGGAGGACAGCTATGGCTGTTAAGTTTAGTAACAATGCGGTCACTACACTGTCCGCCGATATATCGGCAGGAGCTACAAGTTTTACAGTAGCATCCGCTTCCACATTCCCAACACTAGGCGCTAGTGATTGGACTTATGTATCCCTAACTTCTGAAGTTGTTAAAGTAACAGCTATCAGTGGAACTACATTTACTTGTGATGCTACATCAGGCGCTCATTCTAGCGGTGCTACCGTTGAACTACGCATGACATCTGAGCTATTGAATGACGTTGCTTTAGGTGACGATGAAAGTTTAGACGCTATTAGTAATGCCTCAGCCATCACAGGTAACGCAGTAGATGTATTCATTTATGATACCTCGAATGACTCAGATGGTGGTGCTTGGAGAAAACGCACACAGGCTACCTCTTGGTACAATGAAACTTTAAACACATCTACTCGTGGCTCTCGTAAAGAGTTCCCTAGTGTTGCTGTGATTGTAGCTGAAGCTAACAAAGTAACTATCTATGATGGTGATACACCTGACTTAGATATGTGGATGGTGTTTGTAAAGACTACCCCAATTTTCGGACGATCTAATGCTTGGGGAAATATAAGTAGCTGTAGTATGCTAAACGGAACGCTAGTATTTGGCAATTCTTCAAGTTCCGCAGAAGCAGTGTTAAAGGTCAACTTTATAAGTGATAATGGTTTTTTGTATCCTATTACTTCATATAGTTCATATGGCGGAGCTTATACTTCGGATATAGCATCAAGGGCAAATTCATATAGTTACGGCACTTCTGGTACAACAGTGGTAGTAGACGCCCCCATCAACGACGTAGCAATGACAGTCCTACCCAACGCCCCTATAGATGCGGCTACGGGTTTGCCAGTGCCTACTATTGCAGTTGCAACGAATGGTGGTGTGAGTGTTATTAAGGATGATGGTACGGTTGTTGATTTAGTATCGGCTACTGACCAGTTTGGTGAGGTACATTTCATTAATAATAAATTAGTTGTCCAGTGGAAGAACGGCGACATATTTCAAGTAGGTGATATTCCTTCGGCTGATGTCTCTACTGGGAACTTAATATCGTGGCAAACAGAGTATTATAGAACAGACATATCAATTACTGATGTTGATTTAGCATTATTAGGAAATAATGTAAGTTCGGGCGTAGGTGGCGAATCGTTATTTCACGCAGCTGCGGAAGGTTTAACATTGCTAAAGCGCAATACAACAACCCCATCAGAAGGCTCAGTAGCCTACCTAACCTCAACCTACAACAGCGGATATATGACTGGTGATATTAAAGGTGCTTGGCTATCTGATACTGATACTACGAATGTAGTTGGTGGTGAGTTGGTTAGTAATGGTACTTTTGATACTGATACTACTGGGTGGACTAATTTGGCAGTGGGTACTGTTACGGTTACTAGCGGAGTTGTTAGAGTTACAAGGGCTGGCAACCAAGACCCTACCATATATCAAGCGTTCAGCACAGTTGTAGGAGAAACCTACACTGTATCAAGTCAGCACGTAAGCACTACAGCGGTATCAACGACACGTATTTTGTCTGGTACTGGCTCAGGTACAATACTAGCTGACTCTGGTTTTACATCTGTGGCAGGGATTAAATCAGTAACATTCGTTGCCACAACAACAACTACCTCAATTCTTTTGATATGTGGCACATCTGTTGATGGACAATACGCTGAGTGGGACAACATCTCAGTCAAACTAGCAGACGCAGACCGCTCAGTAAACAACAACGGTCTTCAAGTCAACGGTACAATCACTAAGACTGCTGTAGCAACGGGTGCAGACCTTGTAGCTTATAGTGGCTTTAGTGCATCTAATTATCTTGAACAGCCTTACAACAGTGATTTAGACTTTGGTACTGGTGACTTTAGTGTTATGGGTTGGGTTAAATCTAGTACCACAGGATATGTTTTTAACAGGAACGATGCAGAGAGTGCAGCACCTATTTTTGATATTTACTTATCCAGCACTACCGTCAGGTACAGACTTGGTAGTGTAATTAATACAGACATAGCTCACTCATTCTCAGAATGGACATTTGTATGCTTTACTAGAACATCAAATGCGGTAGGTATGTATGTAAATGGGCAACTTAAAGCAAGTTCAACTGCTACCACAAATCTAACAAATGTAGGTGCTACCACCTTCTTTGGTAGGCGAAATGGCGGAGGTGCTGAATTAACAGGTGGCTCTCTAGCCCTACTTCGCATCTCAGCAACAGCTCCAACAGCTGCTCAAATCAAAGAGATATACGAAGCAGAGAAGCCTCTATTCCAAGAGAACGCTAAGGCTACTCTAAACGGAACGTCAGACGCAGTACAGTGTCTAGCATACGATGACTCAACTGAGCTACTCCACGTAGGAACTTCAGGTGGTCGTTCAACATTCCAAGGTTTACGTAGAGTAGATGAAACAGCAACTAACACAACAGAGATTTCTGCCCAAGGTGGAATGATTATCGAGGAGACAGCATAATGGCTATTAACGTAACAAAACCTAGTGTCAATCTTCGTGAGAAGCTGAATGAACTGGAGACTAACAAAGGTCTAAAAGGTAATGAGATACTACAAGCTGAAACCGCTCAGGAAGTAAGAAGCCTTATCGGTGCAGGTAGAAAGAACCTGATTATTAATGGTGATATGCAAGTTAGTCAACGTGGTAATTATACTACTGCCACTACTCTTGCTACTGGCTCATATTTTCTAGATAGATTTAAATTAGCTGCGGCTGTGGTTACAGCTCAAGTATCTAACCCTGAGGTTACACTTCCAAATGGAGATGTAACTAAGTCTGCAAAAGTAAGTGCAACCTCAGCAGGAACTGGTTTTATCGGAATTCGGCACACCTTAGAAGGTTACAAGTCACTGACAGATAAGACAGTAACAGTCTCTTGTTGGATGCGCTCTAATTCTGCATACGCAGGTATAAGACAGGATAGTTTAACGGACAGGAGCATAAAGCATAGTGGTAACGGTGAGTGGGAGTACATAACAACAACTTGGAAGTATGGCACTCTAACTGCGGATAATAATAGCTCTACAGGAACTACTGTAGCATTTATAACCTATAATAACGCTAATGTATCTATAGCTGTTGGTGATTATATTGAAATCGCTCAAGTCCAACTAGAACTAGGCTCAGTAGCCACAGACTTTGAACACCGTAGTTATGGTGAGGAACTGGCACTTTGTCAGAGGTATTTTCAGAAGAGTTATACAGATGGCATTTATGCTGGTACAAATACAACTGTAGGAATTGTGATTGTAAACGGCTCAACAGAGGGTGGTTCTAGTTCATATCAGTACTATACATACCCAGTACCTATGCGTGCAGCAGCCTCAATAACCTTTTATAATAGCTCAGGGGCATCAGGTGTTTGGCAAGGTAATTCCTCACCATCTAGTTCAGCAACAAGAACTGTAGCGTTAGACTATTCTGGAACTGCTGGGTTTTACTTTCACGTTGGTCTAGTAAATACGTGGGTAGTATGTCAGGTTTATGGGCATTTCACAGCAGATGCAGAACTTTAACAGGAGATTATTATGTATAAACTAAACGAAAATGGAATACAAAGATTATCTGATAATGCTTCTATTCCACAGGCTGAAGGCAACAGAGATTACCAACAGTTCCTACAAGACGTTAAAGTCAATGGATTAACTATCGTAGAAGGTGCTGATGTTATCGAACCTGATTATGTAGCACTAAGAACTGGTGTGGACGGCTATGCCTCTACAGGTGAACAGTTCGGTATGCAAACAGACGGTACTTGGGATGCTCACGTAGCAGACGTTAAGACTAGATTCCCTAAGACTATTACAGGTGGCACAACTATTGCTGATGTACCTGCTTGGGTGCAAGAAGAAGTTGCCAAGGTGTTATTCGCAGAGCAACTACAAGCATACACAACTGCTACTGCTAGATTATCTAAATACATCTTAGCTGATGGTAGACCTGAACTTACTGAGATGCAAGACACTACAGAATACGTAGTTGATGCTGAAGGTATGCTTGTGCTAACTGATGGCGAGCCTACATTCATTCAGGAAGAGGTTATTGTTCAGACTGCTATTGAGCCTTTAGAAGCTACAGTAGAAGTTACAACATACCCTGAAGATATTGATGCAGAGCCTGTAACTACTATTATCGAGAACCCTGAGATTACTCAGGATAACTTAGAAAGAGCAGAAGCACAGGCTGTAGTTGATGCTACACCTGCCGAAGTTAAAGCAGCATAAAACAATTAGGGGTGAAATGCCCCGCACTCATTAAATAAACTTGAAGGAACTATGGAATATTCAGACATAATCTTAACACTGGTAGGAATGGTAACAACAGGGACTATCTTTGTTATCAAGAATATCATGACTGATATTAAAGAGTTAGAGCATACGATGAATACTTGTCAATCTAACATGCCTAGAGACTATGTACTTAAATCAGACTACAAGACTGAAGCAAGTGAGATTAAGGCTATGATTATTGAACAGTCTAAGAAGATTGACCAGATATGGAAACACATGAGGATAGGTAATGGCAAGGACTAATCAAAAAGTAAGAGACAGCAAGGGGCGCTACATTAAGTTGACAGTGCTTAACAAAGCTAAGAGCTTCTGTGGAGTAGTAGCAGGTAAGCTAGATAAGTGGCTTAAGAGTATAGACAAATGATGGGACTGCTAACAAGTATAGCACCTATATTGGCAGGTTTTGCAATGAAGCTGTTTGCGCTCAATCAACAGGCTAAGCAAGAGCAACACTCACAGATGCTAGATGCGTTTGCTGCAAGGTCTCAGAATATGCAAGATGCTAGAGATACTGCGAGTAAAGAGTCACCTATGGCAGCACTGAATCGTAGAGTTATTATCTTTGTTATCTTAGCATTAGTTGTATTCACTCAGATAGCACCTGTAATATGGAATGTAGAAACAGTCGTACCAACGGTAAGAGAAGGCTTTTCACTACTAGGTATTCAAGTCACAGCAGATGAAGTTGAGTATGTAACAGTTAAAGGTATGCTCAAATTGAATGAGGTGTTTGAATGGGCTACACTTATCATTGAGTTTTACTTTGGCGCTCAGTTGGCAAAAGGTAAATGATGATTAACTTTGGTACTGAACAAGTACCTGTATGGCGTTATGTTCATCATCTAATGAAATCGAACAGGTCAAGTAAGCAATGTTCAGAAAAGTAATGAATGTATATACATCAAGGGTTGTAGAGAATATGATGTTAAGTAATAAAAACAAGGAAGGGAAGTAATGAATAATTCTGAAAGAACTAAATGTGAAATATGGACTAGAGTTATGGGCTACCACAGACCCGTAAGTAGCTTTAATATCGGCAAGAAGGCTGAACACGCTGAGAGAGTATTCTTTAGGGAGACTACCAAGAATGATAGACAAGATTAGTAAATGTACAATGATATTTTTAGCAGGAATGGTAACCAGTTTAACTGCTGCTGCATTCTTTAACCAGTTCATGCAAATGCCACAACAAGCAATGATGATGGGTAGTACAATGATGCAAGGACAAGATAAGCCTTGTAACTGTCAGTGCCCACAACGTAACTAACCCCACCGGAGATAATATAATGGCTAACCCTACACTACAACAATACATAGAACAACAGAACAACCCTTGGACTAAAGACAACCCAACTAATTCTGACTACTTTCAGATGATTACTCAACAAAACATGAGAGACGGTATGCCTCAAGGTGTAGCAGAATCTAATGCTGTACAAGAAATGCAAGTCTACATGCGAGAAGGTATCGACCCTATGGGCCCTATCAACGGCAGAGAAGCTGGATATAATGAATCTCAAGGTGCTAGTCAGGCTAATCAGATGCAACAAGGCGCACAAGCTCAAGATATTGCAGATAAACAGTCACAAAAGGACATAATAGAAAGTTTAGACCGGTGGCGTACGCAACAAAACTTAGCTCCTGTAGACATGCAATCTCTACGCAACTTAGAAAATCCTACATTTAAACGATAGGAGTAGCTTATGAAACCTTTAGCAGGAACATTAGTAACACCAGATAACACCCCTATTGCTAATGCATCTGTTAGGCTTATAGCTACTAATAACACAACAGATGGTGCTTTAAAAGGCACTATGTTTGTATTTAGTACAACGTCAACTGGCACTTATGCAGTAAACGTATTACCGGGTAGTTACAAAATAGAGTTTAAGAACCCAGGTAAGGCTAAATATATTACATTAGGTCATGTCACGATTGCTGGCACAGACACCACTAGTCAACCTCTAGAGGATATTGGGATTAGCTAATGGCTATAATAGTTCAAGGTACATTAAGATTTCCGGATAACACACCTATTGTAGGAGCTTCGATTAAATTCGTAGCCAGTAAATTCATACAAAGTGGTGTTCCTATTGGTGCTTCCCTAATAATTACTACTAATAGTAGTGGAGGGTACAACCAAAGTATTCTAGAGGGTAGTTATCATATATTCATTAAGCAGTCAGGCCAAGAGCTATACACACATTTAATAGATGCGCATTTAGCAGATGGTATTGGTAATGTTGCTATTGGTGACCCTATTACACTTGAAGAGATTATAGGTACTGGCCCAGGGGATACTCCTGTCTACGAAGGTTGTAGTGTTATACCTGCTCCAACTAACTTTACTGTTTCTGGAGGCTTTACCACTATAATTTTAAGTTGGTCAATACCTGCCTACATATGTCATGCCGTTACTGAAATATGGGTGAGCACAACAGATGAATTCACTAATAAAGCCTTACTAACTACTACAGAAGCTTCTGTCTATAGTCATGCTATCGGACATGATGCTACAGAGTATTACTGGATTAGATTTAGAAATCTAAATGGGGACTATGGTAATTGGTATAGTGCGACTAGTGTTACTGGGCAGACTTCACAAAACCCCGGTGAGGTATTAGCTGATCTACAACAAGACGTATATAACTCTACGTTATTTAATGCTCTACGTACAAATATTAACTCTAGTTTTTATCAAGCATTAGCTCCTACAACTAAACTCAATGGTGATAGCTTAGCAAGTGGTGATACCTGGATTGACTCAGATGATAACCAAAGACATGTATGGGATACTTCACAGGTACCTCCTGCATGGTTAGCTGTTACTGATCAAGCTACGGTATCCGCTATTGCTTCATTAGTAGGTAAACAAGAAACTTCCGATGGTGTAGTTAAAGGTTTTTTCCAGACAACAGAGCCTCTATACGCAGAATCAGCATTCGGTGATATTTGGATAGACACCTCACAACCAAAGCCACTAACCTTTACAGCTATACACAGATTCCAGGATGCGGATTCAACAAATTCAGGAAGCCTATCTTGGATGACTACAGACTCCCAGAATAATGCACTAGGTTTAACCTATATTACAGCGTATAACGCTGATGCAGAAATCACAAACATCTTAACTGGTGAGACAGATTTAGATAATGCTGTGATTGGTGGCACTAATTTAGTTAGTTACATCTCTGGTGTTGTGGGTACTGGTACTGACAACATGGTGCGCATTTACTCAGGGTCAGATAGAACAACACAAACTGGGATGGATACAGGTGACCTGTATAACGAAACAGATTCAAACGGTATTCTAACTACATACCAATACTCAGGCACAGGTTGGGTAGAAGTACAAGGTGCCTCTAACATGGCACAGTTGGGTGACCTCACAGATGGTAAACGTTCCATATACACTACAGAGGGTGTACCCGTAGACTCAGATGCACAAGGTGATTTAGTCATTTCTATCAATGACTTATGGATACCTCCTTCAGATTTAACTACTACTGACGGGACTTACGCAGAAGGTCAGATTTATAGATGTACAAGTGTGTCTCCTATAACCTTCGTCAAGGCAACTAAGTATCATGACATAATTGATAATCTCAATGCCTCACTAACTAATGCAATAGATGCTAAATTGCAAACATACGCTGCAGATACAGCACCATATACTGATGTTGTGAATATCGCAACAGATGCTACTGTGTATGCCACCCATCAAGCACGTGTTAATGATTTATGGTTATGCACAAGTACTGCAGGTATTTATGTATCAGGTAACTACTACGAGTACACACGCACAGCGAATGGCACTAACACAAGTAACTATGACTATACTTGGGAAGTTAAAGCAGACATCACAGCTAGTATGTCTTTGTTGGTAGATAACAAACGTACAATTTATGGAGATACCACACCACCAGCAGGCACAACACATTCGTTACTAGATAATGACTTATGGATTCCCCCAGTAGATATTGTAGGACCTCCTGAGTACTTTCAAGGCGAGATGTATGTGCATGACTCCACAGCAACCCCAGTTTGGAGAGTAGCTTCAAGATACTCTGGAGACATTGCATCAGCTAATTCCCAATTTGCTAATTATGTAACTACAAGTGCATATGGCACTGACCAAGTAGCAATACAAAACCAGTTAGATGGTAATATCACTACATGGTTTAAAGATGAAGCACCTACATTAAGTAACGTACCAGCTTCAGATTGGCAGACGATAGACACAGCTAATAATGATGATAATGAGAAGATAAAGCATATAGGTGATTTATACTATGACAAAGTCACTGGGTATGCTTACAGATTTGCACATGAAGACAACACAGTAGATGGCGTAGATAACCCTATCTATAGTTGGATTATAATTACAGACACAGATGTTACACTAGCTCTATATAACGCAAGTGTGGCGCAAGATACTGCAGATGAAAAACGTAGGATATTTGTAGCAAAACCTAACACGGTCACCTCAGCCTATGAACCGGGTGATATGTGGGTAATGGATAATGATGCTGACCATGCTACTTTCAGTGCAGGTGATTTACTCCGTTGTGAAACTGGCCGCGCTAAGAACTTAGCTTCTAATACTGTTGATGCGTATGATGACGATGATTGGATAGCAGCAAGTAGGTATACAGATGACACTGCCGTAGATGGTGTTGTAGATGGAACTACCTCGTTAATAAACGCTAAGTTGGGTGATATACTCATTACAGAGTATGTTAATACCACTGTAGACACAGCTACTGATAATATGGTCAATGTGTACAGTGGTAGTGACAGAAGTACTCAAACAGGTATGTCAGGTGGTGACTTATTCATTGAGACAGACAGTGCTGATGTAACGACTACTTATAGATACTCAGAAGTAACACCAGCTACAACACCTATAACATACGTCTGGGTAGAGATAGAAGGTACTACTAACGTAGCTAAACTAGCTGACTTAACTGATAGTAAACGCGCTATATTCAGTACTCCTGGGATTCCTACAGATACTGATGCAGGAACTTATGACACGGTCCATATAAATGACCTGTGGATACCTCCAACAACGTTTACAGATACAACGGTTACCCCAAATATTACCTATGCAGGTGGTGAAATATACAGATGTACTATTGTAACCCCAGCAATTGTATTTACTAAAGCCACGAAATACCATGACTTGATTGAAACGTTAAATGAAAACTTAACAGCTACAATCGATGCCAAGATACAGACTTATGCACAAGCTACAGTGCCATACGTTAATGTATTGAATGTAGTAACTAATAGTGCCTCATATCTCACACAAGAGAAGCTAGTAGGTGACTTATGGTTATGCTCTACTACAGCATCCCCGTATACTGCTGGAAAGTATTATGAATACACCAAGACAGCTAATGGAACAACAGCTGCTAACTCAGACTACACATGGACAGTAACTGTGGACATAACAGCAGACTTAGCTGTATTAGTTGAGAATAAACGTACTATTTATGGTGGAAGTAGCACCCCTTCAGGAACTACATCACACCCTCTAGAAGTTAATGACTTATGGATACCTAGTACAACGGTTGACACCTACCTACAGGGTGAAATGTACACTTGGACTGGTGCTATTTGGGATACAGCATCAAGATACTCTGCAGATATCTTAGAGCTAAGCAACCGCACTATTAACGTATTCTACCAACCTGGTAATAAGGATAGTAACGGTGTATATACTACGCCTCCTGGGTCAGCTATATGGGACATTACAGGTACACCTGCCACGTGTACTGTGTTAGGAGTAATAGATACAACTATAACTACAGAAGATTTATGTGAAGCGCCTATACAACCTGAAATAAATGATATGTGGGCTGTGTTAGATGATGGAGATACTCTATATAAGTACGATGGTACAAGCTGGGTATTATTATCAATAGCCACCTTGGCTAATGTGGATACACAGATTGTTGAACAAGTAGGTTACTGTGAACGAACTGTGACCATCACAGGTGCTACAAACAGAACAGGGGAGTATACCACTAAGACTTTGTGTGAGGCAGCGGCTGTTACAGGTGAAACATTTGCTTGGAGAGACACAGGAGCATTCGCAGCGTTAACAGATGTAATCAGTTCAACAGTAGATAGTAACACTAGTACCATACAGATACAAGCCACCTCTATTAACGGTCTAGAGTCAGAGTACTCTGTCAAACTAGATAATAATGGCAATGTAAGTGGTTTTGGGTTATCAAGTGGAGCGCCAGGTTGTCTAGTTGATGGGGTGTTAGATGCTAGTATTACACAAGCAGCTTGTACAGGCACAGGTAAGGAGTGGGTAACAGACTCCAGTACTTTCCTAGTAGCAGCAGATACCTTTGCAGTAACAGGTACTGATGAGACCCCTGTCATACCTTTTGTAATTAGAACTGGAGATGTTAACGGTACTTGTTATGTAGATGGTGTGGTAAACGCAGCAGCAACTCAAGCAGCTTGTGAAGCTATCGCTGGGGGTTCTTGGGCAGCACCAGATACTAGTGTTGTGGGAATACAAGGTAGTCTAGTATTAGACGGTACGATGAGCGCCACTACAATAAAATCAGGAACTATTACAGGTGACCTCATAGCAGGTACTACTATTACAGGCACTAATATTGATGGTGGTACTATCACAGGAAATAAAATAAGCGCTACAACTAAAATTGTTGCAGGTACAGGTAATAATGTTGGTGTCCTGTCAGGTGTTCCTGCTTCTTGTTCTGATGGCGTTTCAACAACTGAAGCCGCTTGTATTGCAGCGGGTGCTGTTTGGGATGATTATCGCATTTATGCTGGTCATGCTACTCCTGCTTCAGCTCCTTTTAGAGTTAAGCAAGATGGTACAGTAATTATTGAGAAGAGTACAAGCACTGGAAAGATGGTAATAGAAGGTGATGTGATTAAGGTCTACACTACCGCTGGAGGAGTGGATACTCTAAGAGTTAAGTTAGGTAACCTAGCATGAGTTATGGTTTAGAAATCTTTAAGAGTGGTGATGACTCCTGTGTAGGCCCGACATCTAATGTGTGTGTAAAAGACGGTGTGCACTTAACTGCGCACACTAATGCAGTATCTTGTATTAACACTGGTGCAGGTGATTGGGTAGCCCCATTCAACACAGCATCTTGTGCGTTTGTGGGGGGCACTTGGTCAAGCCCTTTAGTTTACTCGTCTAATGATGTTACATGGAATCAGGTAGATAGTTTTGTAGCTAGCGCTGGGGTCACGGTTAGTAAAAACTATTCTTCATTAACTGCTGAAGGGGTAACTGAGTTTATAACAGTACAATTTATGGTACATACCTTGCAACCTGACACTGCAGCAAAGACACACACAGTAGCAGTGTCGGGTACTAGTGTTACAGCTACTCCCGCAGGAACACAACACACGTATAGTGACACTTATGTGGTGGTGTTAGGAAGATGAGTTACGGTTTCAGTGCAAAAAATAATAATAACCAAGTACTTATAAGCAGTGAGATGCAGAACTACCATTTGCATTCTAAACTCACAACTATAGACAGTGTACTGGGATATCATGATTCATATGGCGGTATGTGGAATTACCGCTTCATAGTAACCATCGGGTCAGACAATCCTCCTATGGTATTTATAGAGCCTCAGTGTGAACAGATACAGGCTATGCTCGGTATGGATGTAATACAGGATTTGGGTGGTGGCAACAAAAAGTGGGCGATTGATGTAGCTGTTGCAGGAACAACTTCAAGTTCTGCTGCGCACCCACACTTACATATTTTTACTAAACCGGGTGCTATCACCAACCCTTCTGGGCAGGACTGGGGTTTGCAGGTATTTAATAGCAATAATGATGTGGCGTTTGATAGTAGGAAAGCCCCCTTAGTAATTTTAGGGGGTGGTACAATAACCCCCCCGTCCACTATTATCACAAGTTCACAGAACTTAAATCCAAATCCTAACCACTGGGTTGAGAAAAGTTTAAATGGTTTATCTTCTTCAGATATTATGTTCTGCGCACCTTCACTGGCCCAGGCAGAACGTGAATACACAACAACACAACACTCGGATTCTTGTACAGGTTTAGACGTATGTGGCGCATGTCTTGGTTGGGAAGAAGTGTGGGACCGATCAGATACTTGGTGGGCGTTTTATCGAAACGGCTTTCAAGTTAAAGATAATAAATTTAAATCAGGGTGGTTAACCTTTAATGTCGGACATCTCTTCCATGAATCAGAATCGGATAGTTTCATAGGTATTAGGTTCGATGGTGGTAGTGGTAGTGGTGGACAACAGGCTATTAACAACGGGCAAATAAATATGAACAACAACGCGTATTTGTTCTCTAAACCGAGCCTATACTCATGATTGATTTAATACAGACTACCTTTACAATTAAAGATAATATTGCTACAGTAAGTGTAGTTAATATTGTGCAATTAGACGCTACCAATAAATTTAAAACTACTAATACACATTTAGTAGAAATACCTGAAGGGGTGAAGCCAACACGTGAGTACATACTAGGATACCTATATGCCAACAAATAGAGAACTAATTGAACGGATGATGCAAGATTATGAGAGTAAAACTTTACTTTACCCCCCATTCACATCGTCTAAACTAAGACGAGGACATAAGGGCTTCCTAGGTGCCTTATTTTGTGCTGTAGGGCTGTTTACTAATCATCACAGGATAAGACGTAGTTCTGCGGATAAGTTTTTTAGAGAAGGTATGAAAGCGTACATTGATGGGTACAGGCGCGTGTTACGGGGTGAGAATAAGCCTTGGGTAGTCAGTAGTAGTTTTGACTCTGAATATGTGGAAAACATTACAGGCGGTGTTTTTAAAATAGCCCGTATTGCAGAATCGGCCACATTGCCAGTATTAGTAGTAGTAGACTTCACGCCAGACAGCAAAGTGCTCAGTTATTACACTGAAGAGACTGAGTCTATCTTTAGGTTTGACAGTTTATTTGGCTTGTACGACCCAGCTGAGGATATGTTGTATTTTTTTGTTGAACCTTATAATTTTGAAATCCCCGCCAATGACCCCACTATTAATAAGATATCACTATATGAGCTAATTCTTACTGACAAAGGTAAAAGTTATGCAGAGTAAAGACCCTCACGGTGAATTCAGCTTTGCTGGTGTATCGATATACCCACTAACCTTTACCGATTTTTGGGTAAACCCCACAAATGGGGAAACTAAAAGGTCTGAAGAGATTAACTGGATAAATATTAATTGTAGACCTATTGACTTACAAAGATTTGTTATAATTGATGGGGAATTACAGGATTATCGTGATGTAGTAAACATTAGACAAGTAAACGCAATACCGTTATTTCACACCTAGGGAGGGTACGATGACATTAGAGGAAACACTAAACATATTAAATAACGCAGTCACAGCATCTGTAATGGATGCCACTGAGTATACTCTGTGTACCAAAAGCACAGATACATTAAAAGACATCGGGTTGGATAGTTTAGACTGGAGTATTGTATTAATTTACATAGAAGATGAAGTATTATTGAGCGAAGAAGTCATTACTGAATTAGGTGAAATAATAAATACTGGAGGGACTGTTCAAGAAATGATGGAGTTCTTCAATAGTCATGGATTATAGTGTTCTTATTAGTTAAGACACTACATGTATTTTCAATAGCGATGTTCCTAGGTAATATGTTAGTTACAAATACCTGGAAAGGTAGGAGCAAGCATTGCACTGTAGCAGTACGCACTTACACCAATAAACTAACTAGACGTACAGATTCTATCTTCGTAGAGTTCTATGGTCTATTGTCTCTGGCTTCTGGACTACTACTAGTGTATTTGCACCCGGTGTATACCTACACAACTACATTCATTATGTGGGCGCTTATACTTTGGACGTTATCCCTAGTGTTCTGGGGGGTATCAATTCCGTATCTGCGTAAACAGCACATTGATTTAGTTATGAACAAAGGCGAGAAGTACAACTATTATGATCGTAGATGGTGGTGGTGGGGACTAGCTGCAACTATCGCGGATGTAGCTATTTTGCCTTTAATGATATGGAAACCCTTATGAATATTTCGTTAATAGACTCAGTGTCTACACAAGAACTGACAGCCTTACATTCCGTTAGCTACCCGTCTAACGCCCATGCTGTTGTTACGACAGCACACCCTAAGATTCAATCAGGATACGCAATTATTGCGCACCTATTAATTGATCAACTTGTAGCCAGGAATAAAGAGGTACTACAATCAGAAGCTTCTACAGGCAAATCGGGGTTAATATTAGCAAGTGGAAATACCTACTGGTCAGGTTATGATTTAAATCGGAAGCGCCCTGCTAATTTTCCAGTACTTAAACCTCTAGCCTTGGCAACAACTAATATATACGCAGGCAGAGTTGCTCAACATATTGGTTATACAGATTATGTCTCTACGGATAGCACATCATGTGTATGCGCATATAACGCCACTTTTTTAGCTAAAGCGTTATTAGATTCTAATACGTTAGATAGGGTGTTAATAATCGCTGTAGAGGATGCCACAAGCGGTGATACTATTGAGTTCTTCAGTAAGTATGGTGGTAATATCAGTTTAGCTGATGAAGAAGCTGGAAAGTTACCTAGTGCGTTTGATGGCACTAACACAGGCTTTAGGGTGGGCAATGGTGCAGGGATGTTCTTGTTAGATAACAAAGACAATGGTATTGCACAAATTGACCAAGTATCTATGGCTGCTGAGAAGTGGAGTAGCCCTATAGGGCAAGACCCTGCAGGGACAGGTTATCTTAAAGCGCTATCACGTATTGATACAAAAGGTGTGCGTATCATTAAAACACATGGTACAGGTACCCCAAGTAATAATATTGCTGAGAAGGTAGCTATTGAGAGTACCTTTGACGATTTCATAGCTACATCTTATAAGCCCCTGATAGGTCATACTATGGGCGCTAACGGGGCTATCGAACTAGACTTATTAGTCAAGGACTTGCATAGGGGTGTGCTCACAGGTATACACAACCGTACAGTAAAAGACACACGATTCATCTCTGAAGATACTAAGATAAAAGATAAAACAGCTATATGTTTAGGTAGTAGTATGGGGAATGGTTACGCAGCGTTAAAAGTATCTATTTAACATATAGGTAAGCAGGTTAAAAATTATGATAAAATCACGAAAAAGCCTTTGTACCCCCAGAATATGATAGGATACGCACTATGAAGAATAATATATCAGATTTAGATATTGATGCGACTGAACTAGATACTTTAGTTGATTGGGAAAACCCACCTAAAATTGAAGACCTGAAGCAAGACTTAACAGAAGCACAGTCTGCTCATTCAGATCATATCATCGATGTCGAGAACTGGTTAGACGCTCTAAACGGCAAACAGAAGCTTAGCACTAAACCTGGTCGTTCTAAGATTGTTCCTAAACTTATTCGTAAGCAAGCTGAGTGGCGTTACGCTGCATTAAGTGAACCTTTCCTATCTACCGATGACTTGTTCAATACAGCACCGGCTACCTTCGAAGATAAGAAGGCTGCTGAGCAGAATGGTCAAGTACTTAACTACCAAATTAACTGCAAGATTGATAAGACTAAGTTTATCGATGAATACGTACGTACATGTGTGGATGAAGGTACATCTATTATTAAGTTAGGTTGGGACTACAAAGAGGAGACTGTTGAAGTTGAAGTACCTGACTTTGATTTCCAACCTACACAAGAAGCAAACCAAATACACCAACAGTTACATGCAATGATGCAAGAAGACCCTGAGAGATTTCAACAAGAAATCCCACCAGAGATGCAACAAGCACATGAAATGTCTATGCAAGGTGGTACAGCAGTTATGCCTGTACAGGTCGGGTCTCATACTGAGGAACAAGTTAAGGTTATTAAGAACCAGCCTACTATTGAAGTGTGTAACTACGCAAACGTAATAGTTGACCCTACATGTGAAGGTGACATAGATACCGCTGAGTTTATAATCTATAGCTTTGAGACATCAATGTCTCAGCTAAAGAAAGATGGTAGATATAAGAACCTAGACGCAGTCAGCTTAGATAGTGGTAGTGTGCTGTCAACTCCAGATCACTCTGTTGATGATGACTCTAGCTTTACTTTCAAGGACAAACCACGTAAGAAGATTGTAGGATATGAATACTGGGGATTCTGGGATATCAACGGTACAGGTGAAGTAGAACCTTTCGTAGCTACCTGGGTAGGTGACACTCTGATTAGATTAGAAGAGAATCCGTTCCCTGACAAGAAGTTACCATTTGTAATCGTACAGTACTTACCTAAGCGTAAGGCCGTGTATGGTGAACCTGATGGGTTACTGATTGAAGACAACCAGAAGATTATCGGAGCTGTAACTAGAGGTATGATTGATGTTATCGGTCGTAGTGCTAACGGACAGATGGGTACACGTAAGGATGCATTAGACGTTTCTAACTACCGTAAGTTTGAACGTGGTGAAGACTTTAAGTTCAACTCTAACGTAGACCCTAGACAAGCTTTCCATATGGAGACTTACCCAGAGATTCCTGGTAGTGCACTAAATATGCTTACGTTACAAAATAACGAAGCTGAGTCGCTTACAGGAGTTAAAGCATTTAGTTCAGGTATCACAGGACAAGCATTAGGTACAACTGCTACAGGTATTAGGTCAGCACTAGATGCTACATCTAAACGTGAGTTAGGTATCCTTAGACGTCTAGCTAATGGTATTAACCAGATGGGGCGTAAGATTATATCTATGAACGCTGAGTTCTTAGGTGATGAAGAAATCATCAGAGTAACTAATGAAGAGTTTGTAGCTATCAACCGTGAAGACTTAGGTGGTATGTATGACATTAAACTAAACATATCTACAGCAGAAGCTGACACTGAGAAAGCTCAGGAGTTATCATTCATGCTTCAGACTATGGGTAACAACATGCCTCCAGAGATGTCACAGATGGTACTAGCAGATATTGCTAAGTTACGTAAAATGCCTGAGTTGTCTAAGCGTATTCAAGAATACAAGCCACAACCTGACCCTATGGCTCAACAGATGAAGGAACTTGAAATGCAGCTGTTACAAGCACAGATTGCTAATGAGCAAGCTAAGGCACAAGAGAACCAGGTTGATGTAGGTCTGAAGCAAGCTAAGACACAGACAGAACAAGCTAAAGCTAGAGGACTACATAGTACCTCTGACTTGAATGACCTAGACTTTGTTAATAAAGAATCAGGTGTACCTGATGCAAACAAAGAGGAGCAGATGAAGTTAGCTCATGGTCAAGAGATGCAAAAGAAAGAGTTTGATAGATTATCAAATTTAGACAGTAAGGTGATAGATGGTATGATGCAGGGAGCTAATACTAACTATCCGGGACTTTAACAATATGAGGGTAATAACATGACACAAGAGGAACAGTTAGACAGCTTAGAATTTAGTATGGATGAGGCTAAACACTTTATCAGTGTGAAAAACAGTATGCTGAAACTACAAAATAATCGCGATTTTAAAAAGGTGATTACAGAGTACTACTTCAAAGAAGAGGCTGCTAGGTTAGTTATGGCTAAAAGCTCTAACCTTAATGTAGAACAGCAGCTACTAGTTGATAAAATGATTTATGGTGTGGGATCACTTGCTAAGTTCTTAGATAGCGTAATCTCTAGAGGCACTCAAGCAGAGCAAGCTCTAGCAGAAGACGAAGATACAAAAGCTAGTATCCTTCAGGAGGGTTTAGTATAATGACTACAAACAATGACGCATTAGGAATGTCAGACGAAGATTTCTTGAAAAAAGACTTCGGAGACTTCGAAGAAACACCAGCAGTAGAAACTGCTGAACTAGACACTGAAGTGACAGAAGAGCAAACTTCTGAAGCTGATGTAGAGACTCAAGTGATTGAGACTCAAGATAACGCCCAGGAGCAACCTGAGCCGGAACCGTTAGATGATGTAGATAGCCAACCATTTGAGGATACTCAAAAGGAGCAGGAACCTTCAGCTAAAAGTACTGAGCCAGCGTCTCTTGATACAGAAGTCAAAGTAGATGACACAGATGGGGATACCCAAGAAACATCAACTGTAGACTTCCAAGGAGCATATGAGAAGATTTTCTCACCCTTTAAGGCCAATGGCAGTGACATGCAGGTGGACACGGTTGACGATGTAATGTCATTAATGAAGATGGGAGCTAACTACCAGAAGAAAATGGCAACGTTAGCACCTAATCTGAAGTTAGTGAAAATGCTTGAGAATAATAACTTACTAGATGCTAGTAAGCTAAACAACTTAATCGACATCTCTAAGAAGAACCCTGCTGCAATTGCTAAGCTTATAAAAGATAGTGGGATAGACCCTCTCGATATTGATACTGATGAAGAGGTGAAGTACACCCCTAATGACTACAATGTATCAGACAAAGAGTACAAGTTAGATGAAGCACTAGAAGGCATCAAAGATAGTAAGACTTTCAATGACACTATTGACGTTTTAAGTAATCAATGGGACACTGCGAGTAAAAAAATAATTGCTGAGAATCCTCAGATTATAGGTATTATCGATGGACATATGCAGAATGGTGTGTATGCTGAAGTGAAGAAGCTAGTTTCAAAGGAGCGCGCCTTAGGTAGATTAGAAGGTGTCTCTGATGTAGCAGCTTATCAACAGGCAGCAAACTACTTAGCTAGTATTGGCGTGCTGAACAACGGAGACACTAATAAGGTGGCTACACCACCTACGTCAGATGTATCAAGTAAGACAAAAGCAAAGGATGATGCTCAGTTAACGAATAAACGTAAAGCTGCAGCATCTACAAAGACAAGTAGCAAACCTACGACTTCTCAACCAGACTTCTTAAAGATGACGGATGATGAGTTTATGAAGATGGCTGCTGTCTAATTTTATGAAGCTTTATAGGAGAATATAATGGCTCAAGTATACGGTGACGGTACTAATTCAACAGTAGGTGCACAGGCACGTACTGATTTTTATAACAAAAAGGCGCTAATTGCAGTACGTGATAAGCAGTACTTCATGCCTTTGGCTAACGTTCAGGCTATGCCTAAACATCACGGTAAGACAATTAAACAAGACGTTTACTTACCTTTACTAGATGATTTGAACATCAACGACCAAGGTATTGACGCTTCTGGCGCAACTATCGACAGTACTAAGTTTTCAGCTTGGACTAAAGCTGGTGCTTTAATTGGTGCTGCATACACAACAGCAGCTTTAGCTGCTGCTGCAACTGGTGCTGCTGTAGTTCAACAGAACTCTGGTAACTTATACGGTTCAGGTAAGGACATCGGTTTAATCGCTGCTAAACTTCCTGCATTGACTGAGAACGGTGGACGTGTTAACCGTGTAGGCTTTAAGCGTACACAGATTACTGGTTCAATCGTTAAGCAAGGTTTCTTTACTGAGTACACTCAGGAGTCTTTGGACTTTGATTCTGATTCTGAACTACTTTCTCATATTACTGAGGAAATGGTACAGGGCGCTACTGAATTAACTGAAGCGGCTTTACAGTCTGACTTGATTAATTCTGCGACTACTACAGGTACAGCTTACTTTAAAGGCGGTACTACTAAAGCTACAGTATCAGGTGTTGTTACTTACACTGACTTAATGAACTTGTCTATCGCTCTAGATAACAACAAGACACCTAAGCAGACTAAAGTAATCTCTGGTTCTCGTTTAGTTGATACTAAAACTATCAATGGTGGCCGTATCATGTATGTAGGTTCAGAGATGATTCCTGCTTTACGTGCTATGACGGACTTACACAGTGCTCCAGCATTTGTGTCAGTAGAGAAGTATGCTGATGCAGGCAACACAGTAAACGGTGAGATTGGTTCTATTGACCAGTTCCGCATCGTTGTTGTTCCTGAGATGCAGTACTCTGCTAAAGGCGGCGCGGCTGGTGTAGACATCTACCCGATGTTAGTTGTTGGTGATGGTTCATTTACTACTATTGGTTTCCAAACTGATGGTAAGACTGTGAAGTTCACTACTACGCACAAGAAGCCTGGTAAAGACGTAGCAGACCTTAACGACCCTTACGGCGAGAAAGGTTTCTACTCAATCAAGTGGTACTACGGATTCATGGCACTACGTGCTGAGCGTCTAGGTATCATCTGGACTAAAGCTGCTTAAGTAGAGCTTTAACCTTGGTAGGCTGTTAGCACGCAAGTGCGGTGCAGCCTACCTCATTAATTCCGGGAGGAACCATGAACATAGAAAATTTGACATCTAAACAGATAAGCGATAAGCTAGCCGAACACGGTATTAAGATGCATTTTAATTCAAACAGAAAAAAGCTTGAGGAAGCTTTACTTACTATTACTACTCATGAGGATGATATTATGGAAACAGCAACAGCAGATGTAATTGAACTAGCACCAGGTACTACACACACAGCAGAAGGTATTGAACTTGAGGGAAAAGTATCTTCAGAAGCTATGAAGCTAATTAGAATTATTGTTAGACCTAACGACCCACTAAAGCGTGAGTCTGAAGGTGACATCTTTACAGCAGGTAGCGACTTAGTTGATCGTGGCAGAGCTGTTAAGAAGTATGTACCTTACAATAATGAAGAAGGCTGGCACGTTCCTAATATTATTTATCAGAACATGAAAGAAGCTGAGTGTCAAATCTTTAAAAAGGTTAGACGTAATGGTGAAGACATGATGGAAACACAGATGATTAAAGCGTACAATATTGAGATATTACCACAACTTACTCAAGCTGAGTTAGATACCTTAGCTAGCACGCAGAAGGCGCATAACACACTAGGATAGAACTATGGCATCAATAAGTACTTCAGATTTAACACAGGCAAGTGGTGTAACCACCAGTACTGACGGAAAATACACTGTTACAGGTACTGGAGTATTTGATGACCTTATGGAGGCGGTGAATGCTCACCTAGATGCTCAGTTTAATTTAGGTAGACTAACAGGTGCAGATTATGCAACTGTCTACCTAGGGGCAGTACAGAGCTCTATGCAGCAATCAGTTGCTTTTATCTTAGGTAAACAGCAAGCTGATAAACAAGCTGACCTGATAGATAAACAAATCCTGACAGAGGTGAAGAAGACTTTAGATGTTACGTCTACAACCACTGTCAGAGATGCCCAATCTGCTAAAGATTTACTCGTTAAAACGGCACAGGTTACCTCGATGACTAAGGAAGACGTAGTCAAGACAAACCAAGCCCTAGATGTACTATCACAGACATCAGTTAGGAACGCCCAATCTGCTAAAGATGCAGTGCTGAAGGATGCTCAGACGCTTGATATTCATGACCAAGCTGTACTACGTACACAAGCTAGTGATGCAGATTTATCTATCAAACGTCAACAGATTATCAATGAAGCGTTTACTAATGGTATGGAAGTGAATGAGTACATCTGGGAGATTGAGTATAAGCTTAATCTAGGTGAGACTTACACCTTCGTAACTATTGAGAACTTAACGGATAATGATGTAGTGGCACTTATGACTGCTGACCCACATGACCCTAGATACCCTGAAGTTAATGCCGTAACACTAAGTATGTCTAAAGTTATACAACATGCTGGTAAGTCTACTGCTGCAACTATCATTGCTAAAACGCAAGAAGAGGTTGACTTACTTAAACAGAAGCGTATTACTGAACATGCGCAGACGTTGACAGAGACTATCGGTTCTACTATTGTTACAAGCAGTGTTATGGGTAAGCAGGCTGAGTTATTTACTCAGCAAGCTGTTGGTTTTGAGAATGATGCTAAGAACGCCTTCAATAAGAACATGGCTGATATTCTCAAGATGCAAATCAACACACAAGGTGACTTTAGCTCAAGTAAGTTCATCACTGTAGAGCATTTACTAGATCTCTATCCGGATGATGATAATGTAGTTGCAGCTACATAAAGTGACAGTATGGGCTGGAATCCATTCAAGAAGACCCGGACCTACCAATACTGGAATGTAGCTACAACACCTTTATTAGATGATGCTCTACCTGATGGGTTCCATGAGTTCGCTATCATTAATGATGTTGTTAATGGTATTGACTACTTTAAGAGCTTAGACTATTTAAATTACAGTGCAGGTGCACGTACTAGGTTTAGACAGCTAAACACTAAGTTTAAAACTAAAGACTACTTTGGTGGGTATGGTGACGTAGACATAGGTAACAACTATGTCCCTGCTAGTTTAGTTAAAGCTAGGATAAACCCTAGCAACCCTACTTATGTAACTATTACCAATAGTTCAGTTGTTGCACTAAACTACGCTAACTGGGTATCTGGCTACTTAGTTGATACCTTTAATCTTAATACTGTTACAAACATATTTGTAAGGGATGGAGTCTCGTATACCGTAGACTTTAATACTGCAGACAGTGTAGATAACAGTGTTGACTACATGAATAACACTACACTATTATCCTACACACTAGACCTACCTCCAGAACCTGTGGGCAAGTCATATAATGTTAGTTACACAATAACTACCCCTGGTGTGTCAGGACAACCCTCTACTACTTCTCCTGTACGAACATGGACGTATGAAATAGGAACAGGACTGTATCCTGAGCTAGATGTAAATACTAGATTACCTGAGAATGACCCAACGGTCTTCCAGCTAATGCCTCCGATAGATATACGCAGAAACGGTGGGTACATCCACTCCAGTGCTTCTAGACATGCTGACTATGATGACTACGCTAAGAATTTAGGTATCAATCCTAAAGATATAGCAGATGCTTTTGCTGGGCAGTCTGATATGGATAAGTTAGACCATATAGCTGTAAGTCAAGGTGTAGATTTACAAGCTAAAGACAAGCACAGTTTAAAGTACTGTATAGATTTCGTTACTAAACTGAAGGCGCTAGCCGATACCCATACTATGGGCTATAACGTTAACGGAGCTAATGATAATGTTAACCTAGGTTTTAATACACAAGCACCTTTGGGGCTTAACCAAGATGGTACTGTCTTTGGTACTGAACATAGGTACACCCCTCAAGAGCTTGTAGACGTTCCTGGCGTAGATTTGATTGTATCCTTTGATAGTTCTTCATATGGTCTTAAGTACTCTCATATCGAGATACAGCAACATACAGCTGCTGAAGTGGAGGCTAACTCTGTTCTTAAGTCTTTAAGGGATACTGCTATCGATGTTGGGGAACATGGGCGTGTACAAGGTACTCATAGGTATAAGTCTGTGGTAAATCATGACTTCAGCTTAACAGCGACTATGACAGGTGTCACCCTAGATGGAGGAATTTGGGGGTATTTGTCAGGAATAATAGCAAATCTCAACACAGCCAATTTAGGCACGATTACATATTACAAAATAAGTAATATAGATGGGAGTATGAGCAGTCACATGATTGTAGCTCCCGTAATATCCCATTATGTTCGTGATGCACAATCAGGCCAACATAGGCTAGTGCACTTAAACTTAAGCTCAACAGACGCTGATTTATACTTCCCTTTAGATTGGAGGATAGTTAACAGTTATAGCAATCAGGAGCTGACTTCATTAACTGCAAGCAGTATGCATCTAAGTATGTACTATGCTTACTGGGAGCAGAAAGAAGTATGGAACTGGTCGCTCATAATAATCGTAGTAGCTGTTATTGTGTTTGTCTATACTGGGTATGACGTTAGCGCTGCTCTAGCAGAGACAGCCACTTCACTATCAGTAGCTTTAGGTGTGTCTTTGTCAACAGCATACCTAATTATGGCTGTTTCCTACTTAGCCTCTATGGGAGTGTTTGGTGAAGACTATATCATATTAGGTCAGGTAATGACACTAGCTATAAGCATGGGCACTAGCACAGTAGCTATAGGCGCTAACATGACTACTGCTAACTATGCGTTACAGGTTATGAATATGATGAACTCATACAAGATGAGACACATCGTAGATGAAATGGAAGAGATACAGAATTTAGCTGATGCACAGCTTGTTTTACAAGATGAAATACGTGAAGAAATAGACCAAGCCTTTGAAGACATGGGGTACTATTACAACCTTAGAAAAAGACAATATATAGCACAAGCGTTAGTCAACATTAAAAAGGTAGACCACTTTGAAGCGATGCCTTCAGCAGTGTACTTTCAGAAGATAAAGAAAACAGTATCACCAGAGTATACTTATAAGTTACAATACAAATACATATAAAAGAATTACGGAGAAATAATATGAGTTATCCAAAATTTAATAACTACTGGGGTGGACAGAACCCTAACCCACTGCAAACAGCTAATAGGTCACACCTTATGGGCTTACAGCCAACAGACCAAAACAAATTCATAGAAGATACGTTTGGTGATAATAATAATTTAGACCAAGAGTTTGACCTAGGTTTGAATATGGGTACGCTACAGCTAGGTACTGCTGCTCTTGGTGCATGGAATGGGTTTACGGCGAATAAACGAGCTAAAGAGGCTAATCAGATAGCTAGAAATCAACTTAACCAGAATGCTGAAGCATTTAACATTAATACAGGTATGCAAGTAGCTACACTGAATGATGAGATTGGCAGATACAATGCACATGTTGGTGGTTTCTTAGATGAGAGCCAACGTAGAGACACGTTTGATCCAGATCAGTTTGGTAAGTTATCCACATACAGTTAAGGAGTTAACATGTTAAATTGGAAGAATGTACAGTATGCAAATGGTTCAGGTCTTGTAAACGCTATTAGGGGTAACAATGCTCAGATTAATGAAAATAACAAACAGGTTGTTGATTCTATTTCCCAATTTGGTGATGATTACTCTAAGACACAGACTGATGCAGCAATTGCAAGATTAGCTGGTTCTACTGATCCTCAGCAAGCTCAAGATATCCTAAGAAGTTATGCACAGGGTGGTAATGGTTTTGTAGATCAAGGTCTATTAGCAGACAGCTACCGTGACCAGACTCAAGAGTTCAGAGATAATGCAGCACATGCAGATACATTACTGACAAATAAATCATCGCGTGCAGTGAATGAATATAAGTTATCTCCAGAGTACCAAAAGTTAGAGCAAGATAAGATAAATGCGCAGATAGCAGGGTATGCTGCGCAAACTGCAGGCTATGATGCTCAACTAGAAAATTATAAGAATCAAGCTGATGCTATCAATATGAAGAATAATATTTTAAGAGGAGCCTTCCCTCAATACTTTCCAGACTCCACAAATACAAGTGTTCCTCCTAATAACTCACAAGTTACTGGAGATTTGACAAGTAATTCTAATACTTCTACTAATGCTCCCTCAATTGTAAACTCTGCAACAGCGAGTATTCTAAATAGTACTATGCCGGGTATGGGAGACGTACTAACTTCACAGAATAATGATAGGAATTCAACATACTTGTTAACTAAGTATGCTAAAAATTTATCTGGTGCTAATACACACGCAGCTACTTTTGCATTAAAACAGGAAATGCTACGAGAATTAAATGCCGGTGGTGTATCTCCTCAGAACAGTAATCAAACAGTGAACCAAGTATTTGGTACTTTTGGGGTTACTCCTCCTAAGGATATTGAATCAGCTAATTCTTTAGATAATCTTGCTAGTATACGAGATACTGGAAATGCCTTTACATCCACAGGACAAGTGGGGGATGCTATTAATCTAAATGAATCAGATTTCGTAAAAGGATTTGGAGACGTAAAAGGTAAAGGTATGTATCAATCTATGCTTGGTACTGCATATACAGACGCGGTAAGTCAAGCAGGCACTCTTGCGTTTAACCCACGGAATCCCCAAAATCCTTTATCACCGTCAGTAACTACTAGTAGAACTAATGCTACTAACTATAAGAAGTTTCGTGAAACAATCGCTGAGTATCCTACGAACGTTCAGGAAAGCGTAACTGCTAGATACGTTGCAGAGAATAAGATTAATGTTGACGAGATTAAAACGTATGAAGATGCGCTTAAATCTGACCAGTCACAGATTAAACGTAATATATCTAAAAAGCTATCTAATAATGAATATGACCTTACTGACTTAAATGGTGACTTACAAGAACTGCACGGTATCGATATTAATACACTGACAGGTATTCATGATTTAGCAGTATCACAAGTAGTGAAATTTATTAGTACAGATAAAGATTCTATGTCATTAGCTGAGACAGCTAGACAAATGCGCCAAGAGACCTACTCTGAAGTCTACACAGATAAGGAGATAACGCAGGCAACTGTTAATATAGATAATTTCGGGAGTAGATTAAACTCTCTTCTTGATAAGATGTTACCGGGTTCCTCCACAAATGTTAAAAAGACATTACTAGCTAATCTAAAAACAAGGTTTGGCTTTGAAGATATTCAAGCTAAATTAGATACACGTAAGAAGACAATTAAGGCTACTTCAGGATATTTTGACTCTTCGCAATTTACACCTTTTAGTATTGGTTCTGTACAGGCTATGATTTCAAATGAGAGAGGAGATAAGGATAATCCATACACAGGTAATGAGGGAGCTATATTAGAAGAAACAGCCACTAACTTTATAAATAAAGCATTAGCTAAAGCTAAAAAAGAGGCAACTGTTATTCCTACTGACTTCCCTAACTATTCTGAGTATAACTTAAAGCGTGTAGCTTACAAAGCGTTTTCAGAAGTCTTCGCAGCAGACGATGAGGGATTAGAAGATGATGACTGGATATTTAATTCATCTCCATTAGGGGATGATGAGATTGAAACTACTGGTGTACTGGGTAATAGGCAAATAGATATTGAAGCAGGAACTAACCCTAAAGCTTACTCTCTATTTATTAAGAGATATAAATCTTTACTTAAGTCGAGTTCTTCACAACTAAAAGAGCACATTAAAGCAAAAGTAAGCCAATAAATAGGAAATCTGTATGGGTAACTATAGCGTATCGTCAGACATTTTTTCAGACTATGATGACTTATACTTTAAAGACTTAAAGAAGAAAAAGCTAGATGCTGTTTTAGAGCGTAAGAACGCTGCTATACAATCGTTAAAGGGTGTCCATGATGCTGATACATTTGTATACGAAGACCCTATCACAGGGAATACTTCCAGTACACGAGCTGGAGCTCCTAATAGCACATTAGATACAGCTGAAACCTTTAAAGGGTTTGCTAAGCCATACGCAGAAGGTAGAAATGGTGTTAGAGATACTCATGCAAGGGCTTTAGCCTCTGATTTAGGTATGCATCCATCCCAGATAACTGATGATATGCTTAATCAACGTGCGTTGGAATCTAAGGCGTTTGCTCAAGACCTACTAATGCAGGATCAGCCTAACCCTGAAGACCCACAGACACAAGTTACAGTCCACGGTGAAGATAAATACAATAGACCTATTACTGAATCGGTTAACCCATACACAGGCATTAATATTAATAGGGCCCTAAATACTCCTGAGCATAATCTGAACTTCTATTCGAAGTACAACAAGATACCTGATATTAACTATGCTGAAAAAGGTGATGATAAGATAAAACCTTTTACTGTTATAGGCAATGAAGACGGTACGTATGACCTTACTGTTCGAGGCGGACTTAAATACCCAAATATTCCTAATCCTGAGATAGAACGCAAAGAATTCATCCCACATATAATCGACCCTAATACTGGAATGGTTCCACAGTTACTTGGTGAATACAGAGTATCTGATTTCGTAGGCAAAGCATTATCTGGTAACTTAGAAAGTACTTTAGGTAAGAAAGGTGAGAATGAGACCGTAGGTGGTCGTTATGATAACTTTTCAAGAAAAGGGCTAAACGAACAAGAGCTTAAGGATTGGATTGAAGCTTTCAATCCTTTCGTAGAATACGAAGGGTACACTGGTTACATTCCTAAAGAGGATTTTAAAGACACTACAAGTACTGGCGCAGAGTTTTTAGCTAAGGCAGGTTGGAGTGTAGCTGATGAAATACAGCACTATAACACCAAACTACAAACATTCCTAGAGTCAGATGAGGGCAAGAAAGCCTCTATGAAAACTAGAGCACAAGAAGCAGATAAGTTATGGAAAAATAGCTTAGTTGTTTTTAGTGACCCTGAAGAAAACTTCAATAGGGCACAAGCTCAACGTATGGACACTCTCGACTATATCGAGAATATGTATTCAGAGCGTAAAGAAGAATCTTTTGGCAAGTTAGCTGAATCTGCAGCACTAATGATAGAGATAACTGCAGGCTTGCCAGGGCAAGCCGTAGCTACTTGGAGTACTCATGATAGGATAGTAGAGGAATTCGAGAAACATGCAGGAAGAGCTCCTACTAGTTTAGAAGATGGCCAAATCTGGGGACTCGCAACAGTTAGTGTTGCAGGTGAAAAGTTTGCTTTAAAGACTGTATTAGGTAAGAACCCTTTTGTAAATAAGGCACTAGCAGACTTTACAGCTAATTTCCCGGCCTTTGGAAGGGCACTTGGAACTACATTTGGTTTAGGTGCAGCTGGTCTAATTTCAGAAGGCTCTTCTGGTGTTATATCAGACACTGCTGAAACTATAGGAGCACATTTAGCTGAGGGGTATGTATTCCCTACGTCCACACAAGCACGAGAATCGTTCTGGATGGAAGCTATGCCTGGTTCCTCTATAGGTACCATATCAGGAGCAGCTAAAAGTACTACTACATCTAGTGATACTGCTGCACTGAATGGGTTGATAGCTGACTTAGGTAGAGGTGCCCCTACTGTTGAGTTAACTATTGATGAGGAGACTAAACTCAATAAAAAGATTGACGCTCTAGACGATAAACTACGTAGTTCAAGTATCTCGGATGCCCATAGAGTTAAGTTAATGTCTAAGAGAGACGAGTTAACTAAACAACGATTGGAGGGCAAGCCTAATAAAGATGCACTCTCTGAAGAGGGACGTAAAGATTTAGAGTCTAGTATCCAGACACTACAAAATAAGATCAATGATAAGGCTGCTTCTCCTAAAGGATTAGAGTCTGCAATTAAAAAAGATACTAAAGCGGTCAATAAACTAAATAAAAATATAGAGAGGCTAGAAGCTTTAGAGCAAACTGATGAAGTAGTACAACTAATACAGGAAGCCAGACAAGAAGTTGAACTGCTCGAAACTAATATAAAAGATTCTAAGGCATCTTTAGGTATTCTTAATGTAGATGATACTGCCAAAATTAAGCCAGTAGAGGGTGACTCTCTAGAACTGCTTAAAACAATCCCAGGTAAATTAGAAAATTCTGATGAGCTATCTATTGAAGAGCTTCAGTCCCTAATTGCGCAATATGAACGTGCTGCTACTGATGTAATGCAACGTTTTGTGAAAGGTGAGACAGAGCTTAAAGAAGCACAACAAGAGTCTTTTAGAAGAGTTAATGAGTACATGGAACTCCTTGAGAAGCGTGTTGACCTAACTGAAGCTAAAAAGACTATTGAGAAGAGTTCTGAGAAAGACCAATATGTATATAGCTTAGACCACACAGATGAGGGTTCTGCGCAGACTCTTAATGAGATACTAGCACAGGGCACACTTACCCCAATAGAGACTGAAGTAGTCCAGGCTAAGCAAGAAGTTATTGAGGCGAAGCAAGGATTAAGTAATAATGCTAAGAATATCGAAGATGTTAATGAAGACATTACAGGAAAAGGCTCTAAAGACTTCATATCTTTCAATCAGCACTTAGATAATGTAGTATCAGGTACAAACGCACTAGCTGCTCAATCAGGCCTAGAACAGTTTGCTAAGCATATGCAAGGTAAAGCAGAGACTCTGCGTGCAGCATATGATAAATTCCTACAAGATGGTAATATTGCAGAAGTTGAGTATAGAGGAGTTACATATGAAATTAATAATTCTACAGAGACTCTACTTGAGTACGTAGAGAGAGAAGCTGCGTATGGACAGAAGGTAGTAGCACTCTCTAAGAAAGTATCAGAAGCTACTATAAATAGGGAAGCTGATGTAGAGGTAACTGCAGCTAAATCACAACTAACTCTTAATGAGAGGTTGCTAGGTAAAGTAGATACATTTAATAAAAAATCTCCACAAGAGACTGTAGACCCTATTAAGAAACCAGAAGAAGTAGTAAAGGTACAGGCTGAAGCCAAGCCCACTACTCCTGAAGCGCCTAAACAGACGCAGTCTGTGGAGGGCGCTGCTAAATACACAAAAGCAACTAATCAAATAACTAAATTAGTTAAGAGAGCGGAGAAGCTTGATACCCAAGTATCTGACTTAAACAGTAAAACAGAAGAGAATAGTTTATTCCCTGGCACTCTAGAGATACCCGTAGCTGAAGCCAAAGCAAAGATAAATACTCAACGTACTAAAATACGTGATAACTTCAATAGGATTGCTACTAGATTTGATTTAGATATAAAAGACGCTGACATCAAGACTGACCAGCAAGAAGAGATGCTGTATTCATTATTAGATGGAGCAGTAACACTAGGCAGCAAGGAAGTAGAGGATAAGATTAGAGCTATTAGCTCAGACTATGCAAATCATAAGACTGAAGTTGTTGTTGAAGAAGCGGTTGATGTTGAGGCGCTACAGAGATTAGATGAGTTACAGAATAAGCCTAATACTGAACAAGCTAAACCTAAAGCTAAAGAAGAAGTCAAGGTAGAAAAAACTCCTGAGAAGACTCCACAAGAAACCATTAGTCCTGAGATAAGTACTGTACAATTACTTGAATCCGGAGCGGCCTATGAACAGGGAGGCGTAGCTAAAGTATACGCTGTAGGCCATTACAGTAAAGCTCAGTGGGTCACAATTGCAAAAAAACTAGGAGTATTACCAGATGTCTGCTAAATGTACTAAGGAACTGATTGTAGAGAGTATTACTAATGCAATAAACACACAACCACAGACAGAAACTGCAAAGGTATTTAAGTCTACTGTCAATAACTTCGTAGGGTACATAGCAGAGCTTGGTATTAATAACTCTCAAGATTTAAATGTGCATATACCTAAAGCTGACGTGTTTGCCCCTTACCTACATAAGATAGGGGAAGTGCTAAATGAAGGCAATAAATTATTCTTAGTTAAAAATAGAGACACAAAGTCTTCTACTTTCCTAGAGCCATCTACCTACAAGAATTCTGATGAGTTAGTAAGTATTTTTATGGAAGCTGGGTTAACCCCAGAGCTATCAACTCAACTAGTAAAACTATTCAAGGCATTTACAACTAAAGTAAATCAAGAATTGAAAAGCAGTAATACTGTCTATGAAAATGACGTGTTACCCCTACTATATGGAGCTAACAAAATAGAAGGACGTGATACTACGTATCACTTACCTGCGCCTGTATTGTTCAGTGCCTCTACTTCATTACTAAGATGGTTTGCTACAGATGGTGCGCGTACATTAAACACTTTCACAGACACACAAATACAACTAATAGTTGGAGCTGAACGTACTTCTGATATCTTAGATGAGACATTAACTGCTTTCCGTAATTTAGATCACGGTGGAATGTTGAGGGGTGAGGCTGCAAGGTCTTTAGGCTCATTGATATTTGACTCACTAAATATTAAAAGCAACTTAGCTACATCATCAACAATATTAGATGACATTCTGGCACATCAATTAGGAGCTTTAGCTCTAGAGATTGGCGTTAAGATGGGACTTATTAAGTCTGCTGAAGTAGTCTATAAGGTCAATCAAAATGGGAAGTTAGTCACTAAGAAGTTTGCACATTATTACATTACACAAAAAACTATTGATGTTAATAATATAGATATAAAAAAGATTACAGACCATTCAAAACACTTAGACAGTTTCTTTGGGGTTAACCAGTCATTTAATGCACCGTCTGCTACCCCTTTACCTAACGTTTCAAAGAATGTTAGAGGCTCGTTAGGCTCAGTTAGCCCACAAGCACACCAAGTAATCAATAAATTAGTTAATACTGAGTGGACAGTCAATAGTGCTTATCATTTATATATGATAGGCAGTGACACTGCTAACGCACCTCTACAAGCTAAAGCAGTAAAGCTTAGAAAAGTATTAGCTGGTGTAACCTTTTTAAATCCTAGTGATGCTCTTAACGTGCATGTTGATTTAGAAGAAGGTATTAAAGCTAAAGATAGACAACTATTAGACCAAATTAAAGTAATTAAGAAGTATTCAGATAATAATCTAATAAATAGCTTCTACTTACAGTGGAAATTTATGGCTCAGCATCGTATGATGATTGAGGGTGAGCTAGACCCTATGTCTGCTAAGAATGTAGCACGCTTTTTACTTAAGCCTGCAAAATCTAAGAGTATTATTGTAGACCCTGCCACTAAGGACTCTAAAGCTGTTATCTCCTTTAAGGTTGCTGTAGCTCAGCATTTTGATTTAAGTGTTGATAAAACAGACGTACAAGGTTCTCTAGAGCTATTTGACAGTGTATTCAGTGATATGGAGAATGAGCAGTCTGCTTTAAGTAGAGCAGTTCAATCTGTTATTCAACTCAGTATTAAGCCTAATGAAGTTACGGAAGAGAACTACTTAGATGCTATGCTAGAGTTACACACTAAGTACCCTGGAGCTAACACTGCGTTAATTATGGCAGTGAATGCTTTAGCACAATACCAATCAGCTCTAGAAGAAGATACTACGTTTACCACAGACATCATCGCTGAAGCTGATGCTGTTACTAGTGGTTTTGGAATTGGTTTAATGCTGTTCCCAAGTAACAACATGGACGACATGATGAGGGAGCTCAATCGTGTAGGTATGATTTTTGAGGGACAAGTACCTTATTCTGAACAAGTAAAGAATGCGAATGGTGCAACTCCTGATGGGTATCTAAATTTTGCTAATGCTTTATTTGATAAGTTTGAGAATTTACCAAGCTACTTAGATACTAATGGTGAACATGTAGACCCTAAGGTGGCTGAGAGTCGATTTAAGGCGTTTAATACTATATTTGCTCCACTAGTTACTAATAGACGTAATGCTGGCAAGCCACCATTTATGGTACTAAACTATGAAGGTGGCGCTGCTAAGGTAGCTAAAGAATTATCTGTTAGCTTAGTGGATTCTTTATTTGAATACATCACAGAAGCTCAAGGAAGATATACGAATGGTAGCCCAGAAGTAAAAGCAGAGATATACAAAGAGCTTGCTACTATGTTTAAATCTATGAGAGTGCTTACGAAGAGTAAAGCAGGTAAAGAATATCTACCTGGAGGACTTACATCAGGGGTATTAAAAACTCTATTAGCTACGAATGAATTACATAGATATAGCTTTAATGAGCCTCTGTATAGAGGGTCTCCTATTAAATACAGAGACTATTTAATCTCTAAACTAGGACAGGCGTTAACTCCTGCCATTAAAGTAGCTGCTGCTGAGACGATAGTGAACTCTGAGATAAAGTCTGACTTTATTAAAGCAGGAGAGCTTCAATACTTTATTTTCAAAGTCAAGTATAACAATCTAGTTAAAGAAGTAGCTGGACGCTCAGAAGGTAAGTTATTCCCATCACAGCGTAAAGAATTAGCTAGGGAGTTAATTGATTTCTATCCTAGAATTGCACTTAAACACCAAGACGGTACAGAGTCATTTATTGATTTAGTTAAGTCGACTCAGATACAGCACTCTACTAAATTTGAGCTAAAATTAAACAGTGGAAATGTTAGTACTAGAATGCTGACGTACTCGTTTGCTCCTCCAGGAGTTTCTACAGTAGTACGCTCTATTCAAGGTACAGATGCTGTGAAATTGCAAGATTCAATTAGTATTCCTAATGTTGAGAATACAGAAATTCCTTTGTTACCTCTGCATGATGCTGTTATGGAAGTGATAGGGCAACTGCCTACTACTAAGGGAGTGTATAACTCAGGTTTTAAGAGTTTAGCTAGTGATACAGGATTTGATTTATTCACCCAAGTAAATGAGCTACTAACCTCATCATGGAATATGCTTACACCTGCAGAACAGCACGCAGTTAGAGAAGCTTACCTTAAGCATTCATACTTAAATCGTAATGAAGACAGTGAAGTCTCATTTGATAGTGTAATGGGCACAGTTCAACGTACTGCTAAGGAAGTCCAGCAGAACAGAGGTGAATTAGCTAAAATGTTAGAGACAGCTACAAGTGAACATATGTATATTGCATCACCTGAGTCAACTGAAAATGTAGATTTTTCAGCTGAAGCAGAAGCACTTAAACAGTCATTAGAAGAGAACAGTAAGGATTATCAACGTTCTAGCCAGTACAAGCTACTTAAAGACAATAGAGAGTTATTCCGAGTATTAACTAATCGACTGACTGAGATGTTCCCTAATATCACGCTAGAAGAGCGTGATACATTAGTAGACATACATGGTGAACAGGTATTGGGTAATGCTATAGGCACTGCTATTCAGTACTCAAACAGCAAAGGAGCTCTTGATACAGTTCCTCATGAGTATGCTCATGTGTACTTAAATCTATTAGAGCACACTACCATTATCAGTAAGCAGATTTCTACAATCCAAGCAGTTCACAATGTGAACAGAAAGGAAGCTAAAGAGATTTTAGCTAATGAGATGGGAAGAATCTTTACAGATAAGGTGCTTGAAGGCAAAGGCAAGAAGACTCAAAGTATTGTTAGAAGAGTATGGGAGTTTATTAAAGAAGTATTTAAACCTCTATATCTATCAACAGAGAAAATGCGAGCTGAGTATATCTACCGTGAGTTGGCATGGAAACTAATTAATGGTATTTCAGGTGAATCACTTACAACTACACCTAAGAAAGGCTATACCTTACAAAAGTTTGACACTATCCTAAAGAACAACAAGTGGGGAGCTGAGGTTATCGATACTGTAATAAGTAAGATGCTTCCAGAAGCTCTTCTTGTAGGTAGTCTTGCGTTAACTGCAGCAGGTAATGTATATCGTAAAGGAGTAGGTAGTCTGCATGATATCGACTTTGCTATGCCTCTTACGTCATTCAAGCCGGGGAGAGGACTGAAAGGCAATATCAAGACTTACTTTCCAGGAGCACAGCTGTTATATGAATATGATAATGCTACAGATATTGACAAAGCCACTGAGAAGGTGCTTACCTACGTAGTTCCTCCTACGGGGACACAAATAGCTAATGTACAGAGGTTTGATGAATCAGAGTTTGGAAGAGTTATTGCATGGGATGTTGTGGATTCAAAGAATCCTTCTAAAATTCTAGGTACTTACAGGGCTGAGGCAACGAAAGACTTAAGCGCTCCTGAGTGGTCAGTTAGGTCTAAATTAGTTAGTGAAACTTCTACCGGGGTAGAGGCTGTATTAGTAGATTTTCTAACTGATATAGGAGTTGCCCCAGCTACCAGTGTATATAGTACATATCTAGGTAAGATGGTTAAAGTTGCGAGTCCTAAGTCAGTGTTCACAGCTAAGAATAGCATTACTAAGGAAGATATTCCTCGAGATAAAGATGTGATGGACTTTAATTTATTTGCCCCAGATAAGGACGGTGTTACGCCTCCTGATCTATTCGGAGAAGTGATTAAAGGAAGTAGTTTTGCAGAGTTGCTAGAGAGTTCGACTACATGGCATAATAATGCTCCGTTGTCTTCATCTGCTCTAGTCATCTTTGATGGATTAGGTAAGCAGGACCTACACTACGATTCTGCACATGCAGAGCATTTACAAAATATCTTACATACGCTTGTGCTAGAGCACATGGCTAACGTAGAAGATGTAGTAGTTCAGACAGCGTTCATAAAGGGAAAGACCAGGGGAGGGTTTAGTGAGGACTTGAGAAAGGTTATAGTTCAACTAAATAAAAATGCTCCTATTACCTATGCTGAGCAAAGCCCACAAGAAGTTTTTGTACACGAAATACTTCATGCAGTGATAGACCATGTATTAGCTGCTAACCCTCGTTTACAGGTAGAGTTAAGTAAGCTACATAGAGAAGCTATCAAACACATATCTGTAGATGATTTCCTAATTGATGGTATTAAATCAGATGAAGTAGCAGAAAGGGCAATTGCTACACAGCAATATGAATATGTTTATAGAGATTCTACAGAATTCCTAATTTATACATTAACTAACAAAGGGTTACTTGCAAAGATGCAGACTACTGCCCCACCACGCTCTACAAAATTGTGGGAAGGTGCAGAATTCTCGGATAAGATAATTAATTTAATTCAACATATGATTAACGCTTTTAATACAAAAGTGCGACATAAGAAACTTACTACCTCACAATACCAAGATTTCTTTAACTTAGGTTTAAAAATAGCGACTATTAACTCAAAACATGAGAAATCCCTAACAGTTTTAGCTAAGAAATTTCATATAGAAGCATTAGTTGAACAAGGGATGGATAAGGTAGCAGATGTTATGGTTAAGTCTACTGTTAGGACAGGACAGTTCTTATTTAAAAATACGGAAATAGGCAAGACTATTGGGCATATTAAAGAATTGCCTGATTCTATTAGAAAAGTCGCAACTGAAAGTGCGTTCCTTAAAGCATTTGCTGCGCTGAATGATATTGAGCAGGTAGAGTCCTTATCTTTATTAGTTAAAGATTTGATAGTAGGTACAGGAAGTATGGATATTATGGACCTTGTACTTAAAGCTAAAGGTTTAATTGATTCTACGCGTATACACAGAGCTAAATCATTAGTTAAAAAGCTGAGAGCTCACACTAAATCTAAAAAGGCTATTGATGGTAGTGAGCAGACTGCTGTAACTAAAGTTTTTATAAAGACTGATATACAATCCCTATTAAAATCGGGACGCTTTGATATTGCTGAGATTATTAAATTAATTAAGTACCCTCAGCTACTTCATAATAAGATAGCTGAATATGAAACTAGAGTGGGAACGTCTACTAATAATTTTTATAGCCAGCAGGTAGAGGGTTTAGCTAGCTTTATGGTCCGTACAAGCTCTGTAAGTGCTTTACAAGGATTAAATGCATCTAGGATATATCAATTGCACCAACAGCTATATGGTGAAGAGGTACTTAAGGATGCAGGCATCATACAAGAACTCGATATATTAATTAGTTTAACAGCTTTGCAGAATGTTCCTGAATCTACGAAGACTAAAGCTCTTAGAGTGGCAGAAGAAGAGATGTCTTTAGATAATAAATCTAATCTAATCACTACTCTTATAGAACAGCATAAAGTATTGGTTGGGGAAAATCTAGAGCATAACTTTAACAATAGTCCGTATGCAATGATTAAGGGCTACACACGTAACTCTTACAACTCTAATATTGAGATTGTTAGTGCTCCTTTAGATGATAAGAAACAGATGCACAAAGATGGATATGTATTCTCACATGAATTACCTTATATCCCTGGCGTAAACAAAACCAGATTTGGGTTATTTGTAAATCCTTATAATCCTGAAGCAGGAAGAACAACAGGTGTTATCCCTTACAGTGGACAAAAGTCCAAGGGTACTACTTTATTCGAGATTCTATCTAATGATGAAGCTTATCAAAAGCAAGACCCTACAACAGGGAATATGGTGGGTGATATTAAACTAATTAGACCTGTTATTGATAGATATATTGACAAGCAAATAGAGCTTCTAACTGCTCAGGTGACGAGTGGTAAGATGGGTAGCAATACACAGTTAATTCCTTTGATTAATGAAGCAGGCGAGATTTATGATTTCCGTGTGATGATGTCTACATCTATGCAAGAGAGTTTGTTAGACCCTGATATGACATACGAAAACGTTATGTCACAGCTATCAATTCATTATATTGATAGAAAAATGACTGGGGAGATTGAAAAATCAAGTATGGAATATCTTGTTCAGGTTATGAATACTGAGTACAAGGGGAGCAGAGATAAAAGCTTTATTAATATTTTAGATGGGAAGTACCGTGAAAAGTATTTCCTACCTCTTTCCGCGACTTTTAAAGCAAGGGTGAAGGCTAACTCAATAAAAACGGATGCTGGAGATGTTTTCCCAATTAAAAAAGAGGAATTGCATATCTTATTTGGTGCTAAGGACATGTCTGTCCGCGACCTTCCTTATTATGATTCGTATCCTGCACCTCTTAAGAGGTCTTTACTCAGAGTAAATGCTACTACGCTTGCAGTAATTAGGATAGCAGTTACTAACATTATTTTAAAAATGCCTGAAGTAATCACAGACAACATAGTTAGTAACACTATTATCTTATTGTTAAATGGTGTTAATCCTGTTAAAGCTGTACAGGGACAACTACAAGTAGTTAAAGATTTAAGGGAATGGAAGAATACATCTGCAGAAATGATAGATTTGTATTACACCTATCATGGCAGTGATATTAAGAATAGGAATTTATTACTTCGAATAGAAGCACTAGGAAACTCTTTGAAAAAGAGTCCTATCTTTGAGCTAATGGATATGCAACTATTTACTTCTATGGTAGAAGAGATTAACTTGAAAGAGAGTTCTGCTGCGGATAGATGGGCAAACAGTGTAGAAGCTAAATTAGGTAAGTATGGTGCAGCACCTGTAATGGGTGCTGCTAAATTGCTTTATATGACTAAATCTACAGCATTATATCAAGGGATGCAGGAAGCATTCCAGATGTCTGACTTCTTAGCTAGGGTTGTATTAAACGACCACTTGAAGAAGACAGGTATGTCAGACAATGAACGTAAACGTACTATATACGAGACGTTTGTACTATATGACGTACCGGGCACTTCTAGATTAGCCACTTTCATAAATAAGACCGGTTTTACATTCTTCTGGTCGTATTTTATTAAACTACAACGTGCTATCTTTAGAACTACTAAGAGACGTACTAAAAGTGTGTTGTTCCTACTAGGAATGCAAGAAGCAACTAATGTCGATGTACCTGACATATTTGATTCAGCGATAGTTACAGGTAACTTTGCTCCACCTTTATCTAATCCAGTAGAAGCACTAGAGCATGTAATCAAGTTACCTGGCGTAGAATTTATAGACGACCTACTTTAGCTAGTCATCTACATCAGTGTTTAATACACGTAGGGTGACATAGATAACTAAAGTTACCCCTATACCAATAAGGATAGGGGCAATAACTAAACTAGCTATGATTGCGCCTATAGCTACTATAGATGCGCCTAAAGCATAGAGAGCAGTTTTTACGTTGCCCACGGGGAGCCTAAGGCTGCGAGTTTCTCACCTGTAGTATCTATATCAGAGTATGTATTCTCTATCTGGTCACTTAAATCTTTAACAGCATCTTTAGCAACTACAGCTACCTCTTTCTCAAGTTGTTTAACTTTGCGCTTCATCTTAGATTTAGGCTTTGAGGATGTGATATCTTCCCTTAGAGAGTTAATTACCACTTCAGTGACGTCTAGTCCTTGTAGTAGAATAACAGCGTTCTCCGGGCTCATTTCAATTGTTAGTTTCATGATAATTCCTTGTATGGATTGCCCCAAATAATTTGAGGCAAAAATAAGAGATACTTATGCAAACACAGATGCTTTAGCAGAAGTTACAGCTGTAGCAGCAGGTTGAAGATTCTTATTAGTTTTATCAATAGTGGTACCTTTGTTTTTAGCGTCCCACTCATTCATAAATGTAGCTTCAGCTACACCGTCCGCCATTTCACCGACAGACAGCTTAGTTTCAGCATTCGCGAAGTAACGGATTTCATTTGATTCGAATACTTCAGCAGTATCTTCATATACTCCAGAAGCGTTAGGCTTCTGTTTGTTACGTTTAAATAACTGTACTGCAATCTGTACAGGCTTCCCAATTAAACTAGTTAATACGTACTTCTCAACAGGAATTTCTTTTTTAGCTTCCCATGAGTAGGCATTAATTGTTTTCTTCTCACCAGTAGGCACTACTTCAGTAAGAGGCTTACCTTCAGTAGCAATACATAAACGATTAGCAGACGTATAGCCTGGTAATGGATGTTTCTTACCTGCTTTGTCTACGTAGAATGTTTTCTGGCCTTTAGCTTTACCGCTAGTAATCCAGAAAGTATCTCTGATAGGAAATACTTTAGAATCTTTGTCAGTACTCTTAAGTGTGACATTTACAGCAGTAGCACCACCTGATGATTCTTCGATAGTTACCATTTCGATAATAGTGTCATACACACCTGATTCCCAAATACGGCTATTACCACCACCGCCTATGGTTTCTTTGTCTTCAATTACGTCTTTGTCTAATGTTAAATCTAGCATTTTAATTACCTCATGTTGTCTTTTAATTTAAAGAGTCAGTTACACGACAACGTATAAATGTAAATACTCTGGGATAGGGTACGGAGTACCCCTAAATTTAGATAGCTTCACTTAATGTAAGACTTAATATGGTCAGATGTACTATCTAAGAAAGTTTTCCATACACCATCATTTTTACGCTGTTCAATAAGTGTATCATCAACAGTTAGCGCACAGATAACTTGATCACTACCAACTATTTTAGTACTTTTCTCAGGTGTGGATAACCATATAGTATCTTCTTCAAAATCATTAAATGTTTTAGACGATGACTGTGTAACCAGAACTTCTGAGTTTCCATGAAGCATCACACCTTTATCTTGTTTTCTAATACCAAACATAGAAAAGTCTTTATTAAACCCTACGGTTACACGATCGCGGTCTTCTAAGCCTAATTGCTTAATAATAGGCGCATATAATTTAATATAAATACGCTTATTAGTATCTTGGTCATAATCCTTTACTTGGATTTTGATAGAATTCTCTGACGTTACTTCATCTTCTTCCCAGATTATTTTAGTATCTAACATAGCTGGGATTGTATTACGTAGGCTTTGGCCTTTTACATGACTCATCTTATTTCTCCTTTTTAAAATTGTTTTAGGTTGATCTATTGAATATTTTCCAGAACCCATCAGGGTCAAAGAACATTCGATTTTTTATATTCTCCCTGGCCTTTACACTGTCCTGTCCCATGGGAGTACCTGAAATAACTGGACGTAAGACTCTAGCAGCATCTAAGCTTTTATGTAACCTAGCTGCGACAGTTTGTTTAGTACAGTTTGTTTCTTTAACTAGTTCAGGTACTGTCCACACAGAGCCATCACTAAGTGTATATTTTTTAAATATACCTTTACTGTTATTGTTACCCTTAACTAGAGGTCTGGTTAACCATTCTATATCTCTAGATTGTTGTAAGCGTGTTCTAGCAGTAGGTAAAGCTATTCCAGCTAATTCAGCTAGAGCCTTAGCAGTA